GGATATAACACCATCCAAAATGATTTTGGTGTAATTAAAGTTCGTAAGATTTTGTTAAATCAGCAACTTGATAACTTGGAACAAACTGAGATAGAGTTAGAGACAAGATATGCTGAAAATCAACAAACAGAACAAAAGTTAGTTAAAGACCTTAACGAAAAGTATGGTGCTGGTAATTTAGACATCAATACTGGTGAATTTACACCAAATAGTTAAGATTTTTCTCTAAGCTGATATCGTTTGAGGATTTTGCTTTATACTTATAAAGTGTATAGTTTTATCTATTACGATTAATCAATAAATAGGAGAATGACCATGGCAGAGAGAATAGTCTCACCAGGTGTATTTACGAGAGAAAAAGATTTATCTTTTTTACCACAAGGTATTGCTGATATTGGAGCTGCAATTATTGGACCGACAGTTAAAGGTCCAGCATTTGTTCCAACACAAGTAACAAGTTTTTCGGAATTTGAAAATATCTTTGGTGGATTAGATACAAGATTTTATGTACCTTACACCGTCCAAGAATATATAAAGAATGCTCCTACCGTCACTATAGTCCGTGTATTAGGAATTGGTGGATATAAACATTCTGCAGTTAGAGTTAACTTATCAAGTTCACTCGGAACATTTACTGCAGCAGTTTTAAAACCATCAAGACTAAGTAATACATTGGATTTAGGTGGTGTAACAAGTGCATCTTTAGCAGCAGGAGCTGATTTTGTAGAGGGTTCTATCACATTAGGTAGTGCATCTGCAAAAACAATTAGTTTCCAAACGGGTTCTGATAATTATATCGAAAAAGTATTCGGTACAGACCCACAAACAACGAATACAAATGTATATGTGTATAAATCATTCAAAAAATTCCATTCAAGTAATGGATTTGATGCGACTGTAAGTATGAGTTTAGTCTCATCTTCAGAAGCAAATGGTGATGATTTTACTCACGATTACAAAGTAGCAACTACACCTTATCTTGTTTCACAATTAAGTGGTGGTGCTAGAAAGAATTTATTTAAAGTTAATACTCGTTCGCATGGTACGAATGTAAATGATGATTTCAAAATTGCAATTGCAGATTTGACAACAGCAGCAAATGTACCTGGTTCTGATTATGGTTCTTTTGCACTTCGTGTATTAAGAAATAATCCAGGCGAAAACAATGATGGTGAAGTTTTAGAAGAGTTCACTAATCTTAGCTTTGACCCAGATTCAATAAACTTTGTACCAAGAGCAATTGGAGATAGATATGTAACTATCGATTCAGAAGGCAAACTTACCTATAATGGTGATTGGCCAAATCAATCAGTTCATATTTATATTAGTGATTATACTACAAATCTTGAGGGAATAGCATCAGACCTATTACCACACGGATTTGGAGCAGCATCTAATCCAGTTCTCGGTACAACACAAATCCCAAGTGCAAGTTTTGTTTCACAACAGACTAACACTCTTGGTGTATTTGACCAGAATGTTTATTATGGTTGGGATTTCTCAAATTCTGATAACAAAGCGTTCTTAGCTCCAATACCTGCAAGTGCTGGTGTTGGTAATAATGCAGTGTTCAGTTTAGAGAATATGTTAGGACATGCGGATGCAACAACAATTGGAGATACTCAAGAATCTACAGCAGCAGAGGCAATTACATTAGCTCTATCAGCGAAAGCTCAGAGAAAATTCGTAGTTCCTTTCCAAGCAGGATTTGATGGGGATGACCCGACTGTATTGAAAGCAACTGGTAATGATATCTCTGCAACTAACCAACAAGGTTTAGATTGTAGTGGTACTAATGCTAGTGGTTCAATTGCATACAAACGAGCAATTAATGCTGTATCAAACCCAGATGAGTTTGATATTAACTTAATGGTAACACCTGGTATTATACACGAATATCACAATTCCGTTTCAAACCACGCTATTTCAAAAGTAGAAGCTCGTGCAGATGCTTTTTATGTAATGGATGGTTCAAGATGGGGTAGAAGTGTAGCAAATGCGATAAACGATATTAAAACTATCGATTCGAATTATGCTGGTGTATATTACCCGTGGGTTAAGATACTCGATTCAGTAAAGAATAAACCAATGTGGGTTCCGCCATCAGTAGTGATACCTGGTGTGATTAGTTTCACAGATAGTGTAGCACACGAATGGTTTGCTCCAGCTGGTTTAAACAGAGGTGGATTGAGTTCAGTATTGGAAGCAAAAACAAGACTAACACATACAGAACGAGATGATTTGTATGAAGGTCGTTTGAATCCAATCGCTTCATTCCCAGGTCAAGGTGTAGTAGTTTTCGGACAGAAAACACTTCAAGGTAAACCAAGTGCACTTGATAGAATCAATGTACGAAGATTGTTAATCAGACTTCGTAAGTTCATTGCTTCATCTTCAAGATACTTAGTATTTGAACAAAACACAGCAGCAACAAGAAACAGATTCTTAGGAATCGTTAATCCTTTCTTAGCGAGTGTTCAATCAAATAGTGGTTTAAGTGCATTTAAAGTAGTAATGGATGATTCTAACAACACACCAGATGTTGTTGATAGAAATCAGTTAGTAGGTCAGATATTTATTCAACCTACAAGAACTGCAGAGTTCATTGTACTTGACTTTGTAATACAACCAACAGGTGCAGCATTTCCTGAATAAGTTTAACTTATAAAATCGCTTATACGAAAAACCCACACTCTTAATTGAATGTGGGTTTTTCTTTTATAGGAGGTTTAATGAATAAATAAAGTAGTGGTGCCAGAAAGGAGTATCTTTTGTCCTTAGCAGTGTCTCTTAAACCTAACCACTAAAATTTTGAGAGTTTAACCACCTAACTCACAAGGGTTGTTTCTAATCGTGAAACACTACATAACCCAATCGATTCCAAATATGTAGTCATCGAGAACCCACGGCCTATTTATTACATTAGTTCTAACATAGAGAATGGTACACTATAAATCCTACCATTCATCTCAACTAAGGCTTTCTTGATATTCATCTTAGTGATTACACCAGGTGTCCTTTTAGTTTTCTGAACCACATAAACTTTAGAACCAATAGACAATGAAGTTTTACCTAACATAGTCTTACATTCACTAATAAATGAAGATAATTCATTTAATTCTGATAGTGAATTTAGTCCTTTAATTTGTTGTTTTATCTTAATCATAATTTATTTCCTTTATTTGATACTCTAATATAAGGCTTTTTGCCAATACAAGTCAAGTACTTTTTTTATTTTTTTTTATCCCCTTTCTACTTTTCCTTTATGAGCCCAATTCACAGAGTATGGTCTTTCAGAATATTCAAAGTTCTTATTGATAGCTTTTGGTATCTGAGAACATATTTCATTAGCAAACCATTCAGCATCTGAGTTCTCATTTGTTACGGCTCTATCACCACAACCTTGGTCTGGAACATAAACTTCCAAACATATATTTACAAAAAATCTATTAGCATCTTTAGCCATAATTTTTCCTTTACATTTCCAAAGAATCTAACCACTCTTCTATCTCTTGTGGTGTCATTCTTCCATCTTCTTCAAGTGCTTCTCTTTGTTCATCTCTTGTTAATGGTCTACCCATATTATAGGTTGGACCAATACCAGTTTCTGCTTGAAACTCAATATCGTGTTCTGGTAAATTACCAGCATCTCTATTCAATTCATAATTCATACAACCTAAAGCAAAAGTTCCCATATCCATATTTTCATCCTTTTCAATCATTATTACACTATAATATAAGGCTTTTTCAAACCATTGTCAAGTGTTTTTTTATTTTTTTTTAATTTAAAACATAAGGTTTATCCCACTTACCAAGATTAACAGATATATACCAACCGACATGAAAGTAATCAGTTTGGATATCAGATTTATCAAAGTTACCAACATTCATAGCTGGGATAACTTCTGATAAGAAGGCAAGTGCCTCAGGATTATCAGAGAAGTGGTCTTTATACCAATACTCGTTTATATTATCAGTACCAAAATCAATAGAACCAGATTGAAGAGTCAACCTTAAAGTAGAGTAATTATCAACAGAAAGAGTTCCTTTCATATTATGCTTTTTCAAAGCCTTTTTAATATTTGGAGCTAACTCTTTTTTCTTTTCTTGATTCATATAAGCCATTATTTATTTCCTTTATTTAAGTTCTTTATTATTATCTCATTTCTCATACCTTAATATACGACATAAATACTATACAAGTCAAGGATTATTTTCAAAAAACTTCAAAAAAACTTCGAAGAATCATATAAGAAATTACATATTTTTTAATAACCTGATATTTATTATCGAAGAAAAAAACAGCATTAATTTAAATGGAGATGGCAATGGCCGACATATTAACAACAGATGAAATCTTTTTTAAAGCGTTTGAACCGAAAACAAAGAATAGGTTCATTATGTATATTGATGGAATACCATCTTATTTCGTAAAAACAGCTAATAGACCACAGATTACTTTTGAAGAAATCGAACTTAATCATATCAATGTAAAACGATATGTTAAAGGTAAAGGTACTTGGGAGCCATTAGAAATTACTCTATATGACCCAATCGTTCCAAGTGGAGCACAGGCAGTTATGGAATGGGTTAGATTACACCACGAATCAGTAACAGGTCGTGATGGGTATTCTGATTTTTACAAAAAAGAAGTTAGATTCAATCTTTTAGGCCCAGTTGGTGATAAGGTTGAGGAATGGGTTCTTCACGGAGCATTCATTCAAACTGCTAACTTCAACGATTTAGATTTTGCTAATGGAACAGATGTCGCTGATATATCGTTAACACTTCGTTACGATTACGCAGTACTCTCGTTCTAAAACCATAAGGAAAATACAATGGCTTTTAAAGACATTTTTAAAGATGATAACTCATATAACGAGAAATCAATCATAGGGTTTGGTGCGTTTGCTATAATGGTAATATTTGCAGGTGCAGATGTTGTAACTGGTATTATGGGTAAAGATTTAGTAATCAACGATGTTGTTTACAATTCTTTCCTATTCACTACTTTAGGTTCATTTGGAATCGCAGGAGCTGAAAAAGTATTAGGAAAAAAATAAATTTGATTTTACGAAAGTAAATTAATAGTTATAAGTATAATGGTTTTAAATACATTTCATAGGAGAAATAACAATGGCTGATAATCAGTACGCATTTCCTACTGAAGAACTATCACTGCCTTCAAAAGGTTTACTTTATCCAAAGGATAGTCCATTAAGTAAGGGAACAATAGAAGTCAAGTATATGACTGCACGAGAAGAAGATATATTAACTTCTTCAAATTTAATTGAAAAGGGATTAGTAATTGATAGATTACTTGAATCCGTAATAGCAGACCCCAAAGTAAAATTGGATGATATGTTAGTGGGAGATAAGAACGCATTAATGTTAGGTACAAGAGTTTTGGGTTATGGTAAGGATTATGTAGTAAGCATAGAGGACCCAGATACAGGTCTTGATGTAGAACATACCTTTGATTTAACAAAGTTAGAAACTAAAAAAGTTGATGACTCTTTACTCAAGAATGGAAATAAGTTTGAATTTACATTACCACACTCTAAAAGAGTAATTGAATTTAAACTAATGACACATAAAGATGAAAAAGATGTTGAAAAAGAAGTTGAGGGTTATAAGAAAATAGCTCAAGCAACTGGAGTTTCTAATGAGTTAACTACACGATTAAAGAAACAAATCATTTCAGTAGATGGTGAAACAGATAGAATGAAAATTAATGATTTTGTAGATAATCAGTTTCTTGCTAGAGATACACGAGAGTTTCGTGCTCACTTAGTAGAAATATCACCTGATATTAAATTCGAAGCAGAATACACAAGTCAAATAGGAGAGCCCCACAAGGTAAATATACCAATAGGGGTACGATTTTTTTGGCCTGAGTCCGAACTATAAACAGATACTTCACGACCAAATATTTTCAATGGTATTTCACGGAGAGGGATTCACTTTCACCGAGTTATATCATATGCCTATCCATCTCAGAACTTATTATATGAATAAGATGGTTGATTCTCGTAAAAAAGAAAATGATAAGATGAAATCTCGCCGTCAACCTACACCAAAAAAATAGAAACTTGATATTTATTATTGATAAATAACATTCTTATTTAAGGAAGATTAGATGAAGTTTAATGAAAATTCAGAAAGAGTTCTTCGTAAGTTACACAAAGAGGGTCTATTAGGAAACTTTGTAAAGAGTATAGAGAAATCTATTCGCGGTAAAACAGAGAAAGATATAGACAAGATTTTAAAAAGAGGTAACAAAGAACACGCAAGGTTGTTAAAGAAAATAAAAAAAGACCCTGAACAAGCGTTAAAAGACCTTATTAAAGATTTATCTTAAAGTTTATCTTTTCTTAAAAAAGAAATTCAATTTATTATAACTAACAACATCAATGGATTTGGTATTCAATGACACCTAAAGAACTAGCACAAATAGTAGAGCTCACAGAGAAACGAAAAAGACTCGAAGAAAATATTAAGAGTTTAACGGAATCTGCTGCACAGGCTTCAGGTGAAGATTATCAACATCAAGTAAGATATTTAAAAGCCAAAGCAGAAGAATTAAAAGCCTTAAAAGAACAAGAGAAACTTGCAGAATCTATTAGGGATAATAAAGAAGAAGTCATCAAGATGGGTGAAAAGGATAAAGCTCTTGCTTATGATGTTGCAGATGCAAACGAAAAAATAGAAAAACGATTAGCAGCAGCAAAAAATTTAATTAAGAATAAAAGTAAATTTTCTACAGCTGAATATAAAACATTAACCAAAATAAATGCAACTGAACTTGCCACACTTAAAGTAAATCGTGATATGGCAAACGAATCTCAACATAGATTGATGATTCAAGATAAGTTATTAGGTACACTTGGATTAAGTGTTGGTGCTATGAAAGATATGAAAGAACAAGCAATATTGTTTGGTAGAGCAGTGATGACTAATCCATATTTGTTATTACTCGCAGGAGTTGCAGCAACAGCAATGGCATTAAAGAAGGCAGTTACATTTGGTCTTGAATTACAAGATTCTATCGGTACATCTGCTTCTCAAACAATCAAGTTAACTAAAAGTTTTGCAGACCCTGCTGCACTTGGTCAATTAAGACTATTAGGTGTTGAGGTATCATCAACTACAAAAGCATTTGCTGATGCATTTGGTGATGTTAGTTTAGCAACATCAGAAAACTTAATTGCATTAGGACAACAAAAAAGATTATTAGGTATAAGTGTTGAGGATAGTATAAAACTATCAAAAGAATTTATGAGTTTGACTGGTTCATCATACGATGCATCATTAAACTTCCAAACAATGGCTGCAGAACTTGCTGAAGCAAATGATTTAAGACCTGGAGATGTAGTAAAAGAATTAGCAGATAATACAGAAGTATTTGCAGATTTTGCAAAAGACGGTGGTAGAAACCTTGCAGAAGCAGCAGTTCAAGCAAGAAAACTTGGATTAAATTTAAGTACCACTGCTAAGATTGCTAATTCATTATTAGATTTTGAATCTTCCATAGAAAAAGAAATGGAAGCTTCGATGATGATTGGTAAACAATTAAACTTCAATAAAGCAAGACAACTTGCACTTGAGGGTGATATTGCAGGAGCTGCAAAAGATGTTGTATCACAAATCGGTGGAGCAGCAGAATTAAATAAAATGAATGTTCTTCAAAGAAGAGCATTGGCAGAATCTATTGGGGTATCAACGGATGAGTTAAGTAGATTAGCAACTGGTAAGTTAGATATTAAATCTGATACCAAGAGTGTAGAGGAACAAAACCTTGCTGCAATGAACACATTACAAACTGGACAAGAAATTCTTACTTCTGCAACAAAAGCATTGACATATGCAACAATAGCATTAACTGGAGTAATGGGTGCTAAAGCTTTAATGGATTTAGGAAAAACTTTAAAGAATAGTTCAATAGGTAATAAATTAAAGAACACCAAAAGAACTACGAGTGGTAGATTAAATAGAACAAGTGGTTTAGGTAAAACACTAAAAGGTACAAGAACTGGTGGTGTTGTTGATAAATTGATTGGAGCACCAAAGAGTACTATTGGAAAAGCAGCATTCGGACAAGCAGGTAAGGGAGTTGCTAAACGAATACCAGGTGTATCTGCAGTATTGGGTGGTGCTGATATAGTTTCAGGTGTAAAGAGTGGAGATAAAGGTGATATCGGTAGTGGTGCAGGTATGATTATCGGTGGTGCTTTAGGAAGTTTCTTAGGACCAATGGGAACTGTCGTGGGAAGTATGGCAGGACAATACATTGGAGAAAAAGTTGGTGATTACTTTGAAAATAGTGAAACTCTTGAACAGAAAAAAGCAGAAGAGGCAAAGGTATTAGGTAATATTGAAGAAGAAAGAAAAGATTTAACCGCAGAACAAGATGCGGAATTACAAGCAGCATTATCAGGTAATGCAAACCAAATGCAAGCTTTTATAGATAAATATGATAGTATGAATCCATTTAGTGATACTAACGAAGTAGCAGAATTATTAAAAACATTAGTTGCTAAACAAGATGGTATTATACAGGCAACTGAAAATTTAACTAAGGATTAAAATGGGATTATTTGAAAAATTAAAAACGGATAAACTAACAAGTTTTGATTGGGATAAATCACAGAAACACGATTCCAATCAAGAGAACTTGCCCGTAGGTGATGCCACAATAACACCACCAGTTCCTGAATTGGGAGATAGAGGTAGTGAGATTGATGCACAATATAAAAAACTTGGTGGTAATGAATCTTTAAGAGATACATCTGGTTTAGGATTCGATGAACCATTTATTATACGAGATATCGGTGATAGTTATGCTCATACAGGAATATGGGCAGTTGATTTACCACTACAAGTACAGAGAACTGCAGAAGATGTTGTTAGAATAGCAAAGTTCGCAGCATCACCAAGAGGTGTTATCTTTGGATTGAAACAAGCATTATTACAAAATCAAAATCCAAGAAAAGAAACAAGAAAATATAATCCACTACGCCAGATGTTATCTATCGCACCATTAGTACACGCAGAAAGACATAACAAAACATTTCTTAATCCTTTAGGTACACCACCACGATATCAAGATGAGGTAGAGACTAGTGAAACTATGAAGGCAGCAAATGTTTCTAATGTAGAGGGAGATGGTTTAGCAAGTATTGGGGAAAATATCGCAAATGCATTTGGATTTGGTGGAGATTCACTTGATGGTACAATTTTGGGTGAATCAATGAATCTCGGTACTGGTAGGGTAAACTCATCAAATGGTCAATCCACTGGTTTGTACTCGGTAGGTACAAGCAATACTCTACAAGTTCCATATGGCGGGCAATACGGACGGTTAAGTTACGCCGCAGGTACTATTGAGAATAAACTACCTAAAGATTTTATAAAGTTTAGAATTAGAGATGCAGTAAATGGAAAGTGGTTAATATTCCCTGCTCATCTTGGTACAATAACAGATACTGTCACACCAGAATATTCAACAGAAAGATATATTGGTAGACCTGATAGTGTTCACATCTATACAGGTACGAATCGTAGTGTTGGATTTGATTTTAAAGTAGCAGCATTTACTAAACAAGAAATACCAATCATTCAAGAGAAGATGAATTATTTAATGGGATTGGGATATCCAACATTTAAACCAATGTTCGATGGAGATAACGAGGGTAGACCAGTATCACCTTATGTTTATTTAACCATTGGTGATTTGTTTAATAATACACCTGGATATTTTGATAATATCACAATCACTATGGAAGAAAATGCTACTTGGGAAATTGATGAGGGATTACAGATTCCTATGTTTTTTAATGTTAGTGTTAATTTTGTTTATATCGGTAAATACTTACCAACAACATTAAGTAAACATTATGAAGTACCACATTTAAAAGATAGTGGTTTTGGTGAGGGTAAGTATCAGACATTTGGTAAGAATGACCCAACAGCAGGTTCACCCGATGCTTCAAAAAGACCTGATATAGGAACTACTGCCACAAGACCTGGTTGGGCAATAGGACTTAAATAATGAATAGATATAAATTTACACGAGTTAAGAAAGATGAGGTAGATGGTATAAGATATAAATCCACTACTCTTTATCCAAAGATAGTATCAAGAGATAGTGATATAACCTATTATACAAGATTTGGTGATTCATATGGTTCACTTGCACATAGATTTTATAGTGACCAATCATTGTGGTGGATTATTGCAAAAGCAAACGAGGGTTTTAAGGGTAATCTCAAATTTAAAATTGGTGAGAAAGTAATTATACCAATGGAAATCGGTGAAATAGTATCGGAGTTAGAACGATTGAATAATAGAGTGGATTAACAATGTTTCAGTTTAATCAAATACCACCAAACATACAAAAAACCTTGTTCAAAAGAATGAACGCATTAACAAGAACAGGTAATATGAGTCCATTAGGACCACAAACTGAACAAAAATCTAATAGTGTATCTGAAATGATGACAAAATCTTGTTGGGTTAGAATAACTGCTGCAGTGCCAGATTTTAAAAAAGATGATAAGGGTAAGTACATATATCCATTAGAAAAAGAAGGTCATACACCTATGAGATTATCGAGTGCGTTTAAAGGTGGACAACCATTAAATCGACCACTCGCCTCAAAAACAAATTTATTAAATAACTCACCAACATCAACATTGAGACCACATACTGGTGTAACGGGCGTGAGTACAAGTTTTAAGAACCATTCAATACAAAATGTAACAATAAATTGGAAATTATACGATATAGAAGATTTTGAAGTGTATGAGAAAGCATTTTTAAAACACGGAAGAACTATCTTAGTAGAATTTGGATGGTCAACACCTGAAATGGTAACACTACCAAAGGTAGAGAAACCAGAAGATATGATTCAATATTATGAAGCAATACAAGAAAGAATTATAAAAGGTGGTGGTGATTATTATGCAGCAATAGGAACTATCAAAGGATTTCAATATAATATAGGAGTTAATGGTGAATTTGATTGTACTACAGAATTAACTTCAATGGGTAGTACTTTATTTAAAGGACAGGTAGACCCAAGTGATAGTGCAATACCAGAATTAATTAGAAATAAAAACGCTGAAACTGCAGAAGAAGCATTTCAAAAATCACAAACAACCTTTGAATTTTATATAAAAAAGTTAAATGAAAATATTGCATCAGTTGCTGCAAGAGGTGATAAAGATGTTTATTATAACAATAATTCTGATAAGGGATATTGTACTTGGGGTTGGTTTGAGGATAATGTATTGAATACATTCTTTGGGTTTGTAACTAAGAAAAAAGGACAGAGTTCAAAAGATGCATTAACAACACAAGTTAAAAGTAGAGGTACAAAATATAAAGTTAAATCTACTGAAGATGGTAGTGAAGTTGAACAATTTGAAACCATAGTTGGTAATAATAAATGTAGGATGAGTTCTAATCTATATACTAAAAGTAGACATATTCAATTTCCAGGTAGGTACATTGGATTGGGTGGAGTAGGAAATGCTAGTAATCAAATTCTGTCAGGCTTTGATACAAAAGTTAGTGAAAAATATAAACACTTAGCAGAAACATTTTTATCTATAAATGAATTTGATGATTTTGTAGAACCAGGTGAAGAATATGGTTCAATAAGAAATATAGTATTTAGTGCAGATTTTATTGAACAACAATTTAATGGTATTAGAGATTTAGAAGAGGGATTACTAAGTTTTTGGTCTACAGTCAATGCACAATATGGTACATTTTGGGAATTTAAAATAGTACAAGACCAAAATAATAATGGTACTATAGGTGTTATTGATAATTTAGTTACTGAAAATAGAATTAAAGATGTTAATCCTAAATTAGATGGTAAAAAATCCACACTTAAAGACCCAAACCATTGTTTCGTATTTCCACTTTATAGTAATCGTTCTTTATTTAAAGATTTTAGTTTAAATGTAAATATAAGTTCTGCAATGGCAACACAAGCAATGTTCCATAGTAATAAAAACTTTGGTACTCAAGGTGAAGATGAAAGTGGTAAACCAGAGGATATTGGAATAACCGCATTGGCATCTATGCAAAACCAAACTATGAGTGATAGAACTGCAGATACACAAGGACAGGAAGATGGTAAAGATTTTTTAATTGATGAGATTTGGTCACCAATATTAGGAGACCCAAATAATAATACTGGTCCTTTAATGGTTCAACGAGAAGATACAAACGATTCTAATTCCAATTTGGTTTTAAAAAATGTAAGTGGTGATGTTAATCTACAAGGATTATCTGATGCGGTAGAAACACAAAAAGAGACAGAGTTGTTAGTAAAAAAAGAAGATGATGTAGCAGAATTTTCATCCGCTAATAATTGGTTTGATGAGAATAATCCACAACAGATGGATGATGCATTAGTTTATACTGCAGATGGGGATATGTTGGATAGTTTTCAGAAAAGTATGTTATGGTTGATGAATAAATCATCAGAAGCAAAAGCACAAGTAGACCCATTAACACCATTAACCATTAGTTTTACTATACCAGGTATTGGTGGGATTAGTATGTATGATTTATTTGCAGTTGATTACTTACCAAAGCAATACAGAGATTATGGTTTATTTCAAGTTAATGCAGTTGACCACACATTATCAACGACTGGTTGGGATACAAAGATAAGTGGATTATTAAGAGTGGATATGGATTCATTAATCAAAGCAGCAAAAAAAGCAGGTAGATATGAAGAGGGTGAGGGTACTGAAATAAATAGAAATTATGATAACACCAAAACAATGAGTGTGTTACAATTTAAACAAAATGCTCAAAAAGAAGATAAACCAAAAGAATCAGTAACGGAGTAAAATAAAAGTTTATTTGAGGTTTCAAACTGATATATATTATTAATTAAGGTTATATGAATTATTTCAAAAATATATTCACATCAATTTATCTAAAATATTGGATACGATACACTACAGATGGAAAAAAGTACGCCAAAAAGTACAAAGATAAACGAACCAACGAATTAATAGAACTTATAAAATCCAAAGGGAATGCATAATGAAGATAAAAGTATTAGACCACATTGGTTACATAGAATTAGTAGATAGTATGGGGGATGATTTAACTCCAGTAAATGCAGCTCGTGTATCATTTGGTGCAAAGAGTGATAAATTTACGGATAAAGATAGAAAATTATCAAACTATCTGATTAAACACAAACACTTCTCACCATTCAGACATCAACACATTCAAGTTATTATCAAAGCACCAGAATTTGTAATGAGACAATGGTACAAACATATTGTTGGTATTGAAACCACATCATCAAGTGTTACAAAAGACCATGCTTGGAATGAGATAAGTGGTAGATATATGCCAGTAAAAGAATTTTATTATCCACAAGTATGGAGAAAACAGAGTGATGATAATAAACAAGCAAGTGATGGTGAATTAACAAAGTTCCAATCTAATCAGGCATTACTTAACTATGGTGATTTGATGAGAAAGATGACAGAAACATATGAACATTTTATAAAGATGGGGATGGCAAAGGAACAAGCTAGAATTGTATTACCACTATCACAATACACATTGGTTTATTGGACAGCATCTTTTCAAAGTGTTATGAACTTCATAGAATTACGAGATGAACCTACTTCACAATGGGAAATAAGGGAATATGCTATTGCATTAAAAGAAATGATGATGAAAACATTTCCTGAAACCACTAAGTTGTGGAGTAAAAATTATTGGGATAAGTAGTGAAAGGTTGGATATTTACAACGCAAACTACACCATCTTACGAAACAAAAAGATTAATTGAATGTTTTGATAAAGAGGGTATAGAGTGTTTTTTTGTACATCCAAATAATGTTGATATATTCATTAGTAAAGATAATAGAAAATCGGTATTAGTAGAGAATGAACATACATCAATACCTGATTTTGTTATACCAAGAGTTGGAAGTGCAACTACATATTACCAAAAAGCAGTATTCAGACATTTAGAAAGAATGGGTGTATTGTTTGTCAATGGTAGTGATGCAATCGATAATGTAAAAGACAAACTTTATACAATGCAAATACTATCACAGAATAATATTCCACATCCAAAAACTATGTTGGTTAAGAATCCAATAGATTCAAATTATGTACAGAGAAACATTGGATTTCCTATTGTGGTTAAATCACTAAGTGGTACTCACGGAAAGGGTGTTTATCTTGCAGATAATAAATCAAACTTCGAACAATTAGTAGAGATGATGGAACAATTCAATGATAGGTTTAATATCATATTACAAGAATTTGTAAAGGATTCATTCGGTAGAGATTTGAGAATTATTGTAGTGGGTGGTAAAGTGATTGGAGCAATGAAACGAGAATCAGTAGATGGAGATTTTAGAGCAAATGTTACACGAGGTGGTGGTGCAAAACCAGTAGAACTCGATGAACAAATGGAATATCTTGCATTAGAATCTACAAAACTATTAGGATTAGATATAGGTGGTGTAGATTTATTATATGATGAGGATGGATACAAAATATGTGAGGTTAACTCTTCACCTGGTTTTCAAGGTATGGAAAAATATACTGAAATAAGAGTTGCCGAACAGATAGTTACTTATGTAAAGAATAAATTAAATTAATGGTTATAGTAAACACTAAAAAAGAGTGGGATGTGTTACAACGAAAAATGAGAACACAACCATTCGTATATCTACAAATGTTATCGGATGTGAACAAACATTCTAAACAGAATCGTATATCTTGTTTTTATGTTGGAATGATGACACAGAGTTACATCATACCAGTAAATCATAATGAAAGATTTGGTCGTATTGAAAGTGTAGAAACCGAAGAAACTATATGTGTTGCAGACATTAAACAACACTATCATAACTCAATGGTTATACGAGATTATACTTCTACAACATTCGGAACAATAGATTTAAATTGGTGTCATTATATGAAAACAAATCAACCATATGATTTTGATAAACACTTAACCAATGCACACCACCACAATTACAGATTACATTACGATAAAGAAAATGTAAATGATATAGTTCCATTGGTTAAACACGGAGAGTATTTACATAAAATAGCAATTGATTTATTGGATAAGTTAGAAACTGATGGTAGTATTCCAGCATTACCACATTATCAACAAGATATTTTAAGTGTTTTATCAAAAATAGAGAAGAATGGATTAAAAACCACAAAGGGTATGGTTTATACAGAATATAATCCCTATACATCAACAGGTAGACCAAGTAATCGTTTTGGTGGTATGAACTTCGCAGCACTAAATAAAAAAGATGGTAGTAGAAAACAATTCATCAGTAGATTTGATAAAGGTGTATTGGTGGAGTTTGATTTTGATGCATATCATCCACGATTAATTGGAGAGATGATTGATTATAAATTCCCTAAAGGTTCTGCACACAAACACTTAGCAGAAACATATGGATTGGGTTATGATGATGGAAAACAATTAACATTCAAGTATTTATATGGTGGTATAACTACCGAAATGAAACAAAACCCGTTTTTTGGTAGGGTAGATGAGTTTATAAAGGGACTGTGGAGTACTTGGAAATCATCAAAAAGTATTAAATCTGATATTTATAATAGAGAAATATATAAGGAAAACCTGCACGATATGAATCCGAACAAATTGTTCAATTATATGATACAATTATCGGAAACCGAAAATAACATTCGTATATTGGATGAATTACTACCATTAGATGAAAAATATAATAGTAAAATAGTTCTTTACAATTATGATGCTTTTTTGTTAGATTTCGATGTAAAGGGAGATGGTTTGGAGTATTTGAAAGAGGTAAAGAAGATATTAGAACAAGGTGGTAAGTATCCAACTAAAGTTGCGATGGGAGATAACTATCACAAGATGCAGGACATAACAGAGAAATTATGAACACAGACTTCGATAAAATATTAAATGAGTTAAGTTATAGAGTTAAGGATGGTACGCCAGATTTAACTAAAGAACAACACTTAATGAAGTTGTATGATGTGTTGAAAGAACACGATTGGCCAATTGAATCTCGAGTCCATTTAATCAAGAACCTTACTGAAGTTGGAAAAGTTTATTATACAGGTAATCCACCAGAGAATGCTAAAGTTCAAGTTGGACCTCGTGGTGGTAAATATTATATGGGTAATCCTAAAACAGGTGAACCTGCAAAAACAGATACTAAAGAAAAACCTAAAGTTAAAGGTGACCACGAATCGAAACAAAAACATATATCAAGTGGTTTTGTAAAGGGTGCTGCACCAGGTAATGCTGGTTCTATGTATAACGAGATTATGAGTGGAGAGGTTTCTGATTTATTACAAGATAATTCTGATGCAACAGAAGAAGATTTGGTAAAAAGTATTTTAGATAAATATGGTGATTCTAATTTAGCAAAACAGAACTCAAGTGGTAAAATGGCAGGTGGTCTAAAAACAAGTGAGTTACCAGAAAATTTACCAAAAGAAGAAAGAGAACTATATACCAAGACATTGATTGCAGTTAGAAGTGGTAAAAGAAAACATCAACGGTCACAAAGTGCTGTAAAAGATTTAGGTTGGGAAAATTCACAAACAACAGAATATTTTGGTGATTCAGTTGGATTAAAAAAACAAGAAGAAGATATTAAATCTGCATCAAAGGTAGTTGATTTAGATGGTAATGAAATACCAAAAGACGAAATAATAGAATTAATTAGAGCTGGTGGGGGTGGAGATAATCCATCAGATACTGCAACTATTATTAAGAATGATAAAGGTGATGCAACCATACTATTCACATCCGATAAAGATTCAACCAACGCAATTATAGCCCAATCATCTACAAAAGCTGAATCCACACAAACAGATGATGCAATTTTACAATTAGGTGATGATGGGAAGTTATCATCAGAGGAATCTGAGGCAGTTGCTGGTGAGAGAAGAAATTATGCTGAGGGTTTAAAAGAAACAGAAACTAAATTAAAGAGTGTAACTAATGAACCAGCTAATTATCTTAAAGATAATTTTGATGATAAGGTTGTTGATTCTATGATTAACTCATCTAAAGGTGCAAATCCAAGAAAATATTTTGATGCTGAAAAGAAAAAATTTAGTAGTGATTCAAAGATTCCAAAAACAGATAAAAAATATTCAGATTTCTTACCAAAAGGTTCTGATACACCACCAACAGATAAGCAGATTACAGAAGCTCTTTTAAATTATTCTACATCGGGTGTAAAAGAATTAACAGGCCCACAACAAAAAATGATTGGTAAAGCAAATGATGAAAATGGTGGTCCAAGTGTTGCAGATTCGGTAGAAAATATTAGAAAAGAATCTATAGAATTACTTGATAAACAAATATCAGACCTTGACCAAATAGAAGTTGATGGTGTAGGTGTAGGAACTTATATTGAGGGAAATAATATTTGGAAACAAGGACATATGGATGCAATAGGTGGTAAAAAGGGTGTACATAAACATAGAGGTATGTTTGAAACAAATCATGCAGGTGCGGTCTTAGATGGTAATGTTATGAAAAAAGCATTGGGTGTTGAATCAAAAGAAGATTTTATAAAGAAATTAAAAGTTAAAAAAACTCAAGTACAATTATCAAAAGAGGATAGAGTTACAGGTTCGACAGGATTAGCTTATATGATGATTGGTGATAAAGAAGTTCCAATTATGGAAAAAAGACAAAGAACAAAAGATGGCCCACTTGGAAAATTACAGACTGTATATAAATGGACACCAGAGTTTCAAAAATTGATAAAGGATAATCAATAATGAGAACTCAATTACTATGCACATTCACTCGTTTATCGAGATTAAATGAAACACTTAGTGTTATTATGGAGTGTAATGATATACTCTATGATAAGATTTATATATTTCAGAATATGGATGATACCACACAATTGATTTGTACTTATAATGTAGAGTTTATTGATAACTATGAAGAGAATATAGAGAATACTATTTCACTACATAGAAAGAAACAAAGTAATACACTATATACTATTAACGCTTTGAATGAAGTTATAAGAGCAAAGAATAAAGGAATCTTAGATAAGAGATTTAATGTTGATTGGAGTGAGTATCAGAACACTTTACTACTAACCAACGAAACTGGTTTAAATATAATACCTACAAAAATACATCAAATCGTAAATGTAAAGGAATGGGACACATAATGTTACAGGCTGTAACATTTTGTTAGTATCAAAATAATACACTACAATTTTTAATACTTATAACCACTTTAATCGAGTGGTTTTTTTGTGCCTATAACTTCCACAATATCTACACTTAAAAATAAATTAAATTATTTTTCAAAAAAGGGCCACTTTGGTACACTTCTTGTACTATAAGCTATAGAAGATGTAATCATAAGGATGAAATCTCAAACTAAACAAAAGGAGAACGAAGATGTTCAAAAACCTTATTAAAAGATTGAAGAGTAGGAGAGGAAACTCACTTGCTGAATTCGCAGTAACCACAGCTATGATGGCAACACTTGCTACAACCGCTGCTCCAAAATTTGGACAAGTTGGTGCAGGAGCTAAAGAAAAGAAAACAATGAATAATATTGATAAAATCTTGACTGTGGCTAACAATTTTTATAATCAAACATTATCTGAAGAGGGTAAAGGTAGATTCCCAGGTCAAGAAAAGTATGATGTCGCTGTTGGTGGTATCACTCTTGCTGAAGGTGCACAAACTGATGAAACTCTTGAGGCTTATGTTGAAACTATCCTTGATTCGAAAAATTCTTATACATCAGAGTTGGGTGAGTTCGTATATGTATTCTCACCAACAAGTGATGATGATGATGCACTTCAAGGGGATTGGATGAGTTTAGAGACATCAGTTGGATATGATGCTGGTGATGAAATTGGTGCTCTTGATTTCAAACAAGACTTTGGTAACAATGGTATGACAAGTCCATTTCAGGATGGTTCATACGCTTATTTAGTAATACCTGGTAGTGGAAGTGGTACATCTGCACAAGCACCAGTTGTAGTGGTAATAGATACTGAAAATCCATCTAAACTACACAAAACTTTAGTACCTTAAATCGTAAACACATAGTCCTGAAAGGAAAATAAAAATGAAGAACATAATCAAAAACACAAGTAAAGGATTCACATTGATTGAATTAGTAATGGTAACAATCATATTGGGAATCTTAGCAGCAGTTGCTATTCCAAGATATCAACAGACAGTTGATAATGCAGAAGCAACCGCTGAAAAGGCATTTGTCGATATGGTGTGGGCAGGTTGTGAACAAGAGGCTTCTGAAAGATTGACTGAGTTTGGTCTTGAAGCATGGCCTTATAATCCGTTAACTACTATTGGTAGAAGTCGTAACTTATCAGTTACATTGTTTGAGGGAATACCTGATGAAGATAACGAGTGGCAGTTTAGTATAGATGCAGTTGGTGAACCAGCAATATTTCATCACAGAAGAAATGATGAAATCTATTACTACAAATACGATTCAACAACATTTGAATTGGATGAACTACCTACTCTATACACCAATGAGTAACTTAGAAAACAAGATAGAATTGGGCCTCATCACAGCTATTATAGTTGTGGTGGGGTTTATTCTCTTTTCACCAGATATAGAAGATGAAAGTTTTGTAGAACCAGAAATGGAAAGTTTTTATGAGTATCCAGTCCAAGCTTGGCGTGATACTGATAAGGGTGGTGATGTTGTAAAAGTACGATACTTAGTTGATAGAATGAAAACTAAATTGTATATGGTTGATAAGTACGGAGAAGTAGTGCATAAACAACCAATATCATTAAGTCCATATGGTGATGGTAGAGAACGAATAGAAACATATGTATGGAAGTTATATCGTACAGAATGGACAGATAGAATTGGTGCTGGTGAATATGCAATAATCGTTGGTACTGATTATGATAGAAGAGGGAAAACAATTGAAATCGATATTGATTAAAATTTTAAAATACTTTATAATAATATTCTTCACATTACAAGTAGCAAGAGGTGAGGAAGATTCCTTAGATGTAGATTTAGATTTGGAAAACTTATGGGAAACACACATATGGGAAGAAATAGAAGATGTTGTTGATGTTTATTACGAAGTGGAACAAGTCACTGCTGTTGCTGGTGTTCGAGGTGCAGAAGCAGAAGATGAAGCATTACATCATTTATATTACAGAAAATCTATGAGAGGGATTGCATTAATAGATTTACAAAAAGCATACGGAAAGTTACATAATAAATTAGAAACTATAAAAGACCCACAAGAATTAAAGAAAGTTAATTCATATCTTAATTATTTAAGAAATAAAATACAAAACTCATAATATAAAATTGTAGTATTATATTTATAGTTGATTCGAAGAGAATCGAGTGTTAACATAATCCTTTAATCCTAAACACGGAGATAACAAATGAAGCGACTCTTTTGTTTACTCTTATTACAATTACCTTTATATGCTCAATTAACCGAGATAGACCTTGAAGTCCAAGAGGATTGGAATAGGCAGAATAATAATTCTGAAATCCCACAACCTATTAGGCCATTTGAATTATATGAGTTTGACCTCCCACCAAGTATAATAAAACCAGTTGGAAAAGTGGAAGTTGAATTTGAAATAAATGAGAATGGTGAAGTAGAAAATCCAATCGTAATAGACACATTTAATGTTGAGTTAAATGAAGTAGTAATTGATAAAGTAAAACAAACCAAGTACAAACCTGCAACACAAAATGGTAGACCAGTAAAAGTAAGATTCAAACTTCCAATAATTTTTCAGTAGGGGGCACAAAAAAAGGGGAACTAAACATTCCCCTTTTTTATTTATTGAAGATTACTTACTTCCAAAGATTTTAGAAAAGAACCCTTTTTTAGATTTCTTACCTTTACTTCCACCAAGTTTCTTTTTCTTCTTTTTCTTCTTCTTGACTTCTTCCATATTATCCATTTTCATATCCATAGCATTCACTTGCGGAACTGCTCCAAAGAAAATAAATAAAGAAAGTATACCAGTTAGTATTGTTTTCATACTAAACTCCTGAGATAACGCGTTGAAATTAACTCATAATCGGTTAATTAACAATAAATATCAACTTTTTTTACTTTTTTTGAAAAAAAAATGTATTTTGGGAATTTATATACATATATATTAATGTATCAAGATTGAGATACAAAGTTTTTTGACAATTTAGAATTTTGTGAAAGTATTGAGAGTAATTATCTCAATATGGGATTGACCGAATAATGGGTGCTACTTAGAAGCCCATAAGGTAATCTACCAAATGTTGTGGTGACAGGAACTCTGCTAAATGTTGTAGAGGTGTAACGGTCCTTATAGACATATAATTTGGAATGTACTTTTAGAAAAAACAAGAGCGATTCTTGGACTTCATTGTGGGTAAGGGTAAAACTGAAATCCCACTTAATGGCTGAATTAATCTATACTCAGAGAGATAAAGCAATGACATAGAGGTTGTACTCGATTCTACGATGATTAACCATCATTTAAGAATAACTATCGTAACTGGTAGATGTTAGGTATGAAGTAATAAAATCTGAGCTAAAAGTTGTAGGTAATCGCAAATCCTACATCCCCCAAATTCTTTAATTAAAAAAAGGTTCAACCGAAATTTTAGTTTCCACTTATAAATAAACTTAAAATATCGACCGAACCTTTTTTTTGCAAAAAACTAAAATAAATTACATTTTAACTATCTTAATTGATATATATTATTGTATCAAGGTTACACTTGATTAACAAATGAAAAATGAACATAAACAAATGGAGAATATGAAATGGATTTAAATGCAATAAAAAAACGCCTCGGGCAGTTACAAACTACTAACAATCGAACTTCCAGTCTTTGGAAACCACAACCAGGTAAAACTCAAATTCGTATCGTACCTTACTCATTCAATAAAGATAATCCTTTTATTGAATTATTTTTTCACTACAATCTGAGCAATCGCTCTTATTTATCACCAATTTCTTTTGGTAGACCAGACCCTATTGAAGAGTTTGCTCAAAAACTAAAAGCAAGTGGTAATAAGGAAGATTATCAGTTATCACGCAAACTTGAAGCAAAAATGAGAACTTTTGCTCCTGTCATTGTTCGTGGTGAAGAATCACAAGGTGTGAAGTTTTGGGGATTTGGAAAGACAGTTTATCAAGAACTACTTTCAGTAATCGCAGACCCTGATTATGGTGATATTACAGACCCAGTAAATGGTCGTGATGTGGTTGTTGAGTTTATCTCTGCAGAAGAGAGTGGAGCAAGTTATCCTAAAACTAACATTCGTGTAAAACCTAATCAAACACCAATCTCAGATGAACCTGAAGTATTGGAAAAAGTTAAAGCACAACAAGACATTACAGAGATATATCAAGAATTATCATATGATGATATGACAGATGTATTGAATGAATGGTTAAATCCAGATGGGGAAACTACTGAAACAACAAATTCAGAAGTATCATCAACTGAGAAAGCCGTTAAAGAAAATGTAGCTGAAATCGAAACATCTAAAGTAAGTAATACTGGTGATGCTTTTGATGAGTTGTTTAACTCGTAAATAATAACAATATAGTGTGTGGCAACATACAACAAAAGTAGAGATGGGTGTTATTGTATTCCCTAACTACACACTATTAATTTGATAAGGAAAAAAATATGGCATCATCAGTACACGATGTGTTGGCCGATACATTGGCCGATAGTTTAAATAAAAAATTCAAAGATAATAAAGTAGCATACTTTCTTGATGGTACGGATAATACACCTACCGATATTAAGGATTTTATTTCTACTGGTAGTTCTATGTTAGATTTGGCTATTTCAAATAGACCAGATGGTGGAATTGCAGTTGGTAGAATTACAGAAATCAATGGATTAGAATCAAGTGGTAAATCACTACTTGGTGCTCATCTACTTGCAGAGACTCAAAAGAAAGGTGGTGTGGCAGTTTATATTGATACTGAAACATCAGTTTCTCAAGAGTTTATGTCAGTTATTGGAATTGATATGGGTAAGATGTTATACTTACACTTAGAGACAGTAGAAGATATTTTTGAAGCGATTGTAGAAATCGTAACTAAGGTTAGAGAATCAGACAAAGATAGGTTAGTAACTATTATGGTTGATTCACTCGCCGCAGCTACTACGAAAGTAGAGTTGGAAGCAGATTTTGATAAAGATGGTTGGGCTACTGCAAAAGCAATCATTATATCAAAAGCAATGAGAAAGATTACTCAAATGATTGGTAGACAAAAGGTTGCACTTGTGTTTACTAATCAATTAAGACAAAAACTCGGAGTAATGTTCGGAGACCCTTGGACAACAAGTGGTGGAAAAGCATTACCATTCCACGCTTCAACAAGAATTAGGTTGAAGAATATGGGACAAATCAAAGATACAGCTAAAAATGTATTGGGTATGAAGTGTAGAGCACAGATTGTGAAAAACAGACTTGGTCCACCTTTACGACATGCAGATTATGATATGTACTTTGATAGAGGTATCGATAACTACGGAGCTTGGTTGACTGTGTTGAAAGAACACAAGTTAGTTAAATCAGGTGGTGCGTGGTACACTCTTACAGACCAGAATGGTAAAGACCATAAGTTTTTATCAAAGGATTGGGAAGAGTTGATTACCAGTGATGATGAGTTGAAAGACTATGTCTATGGTATCATTTGTGAAAAGGTTATATTAAAATACAAAGAAAAACTTGGTATTGATGATGTAGAGTTCACAGATGAGGTCTTAGGTGATTAATCAGAAACATTTATCTATACTCGAAGAGATTAAAAAATCTGGCGGAAAGGTAGATAGTGGAGAGCCAAATGACTCGGTTTTATTGATTGATGGTTTAAATACTTTTATTAGAGTATTTACCGCAGTACCTACTACTAATGAGGATGGGGTTCACATTGGTGGAATAGTAGGTTTTTTAAGGTCAGTTGCATTCGCTATTAATATGGTAAGACCTACTCGAACTATCATAGTATTTGATGGTAAGGGTGGGTCTAACCGCCGTAGGAAATTATTTCCAGAGTATAAGGCAGGAAGAAAGATGTCTCTTCGTTTGAATAGAACAGATGGGATATCTTTAACTCGTGAACAAGAACACAAGATGATGATTGCTCAGTTAAATAGAGTAATCGAATACTTAGAACTATTACCATTGACAGTTACTACTGCAGAAAATATAGAAGCAGATGATGTGATTGGATATTCAGCAAAGCATGTTTTTAAGGAAAATGTTACTATTATGTCAACCGATAAAGATTTCTTACAATTGGTTGATGATAGGATAAAGGTGTACTCACCTACTAAGAAAAAAATGTATGATGAAGAACGAATCTTGAAAGAGTATGGTATAAGTTCCACAAACTTTTTACTATTCAGAACTATGGATGGGGATAAATCTGATGGGATACCAGGTATCAAGGGTGCAGGAATAAAAACACTTTTAAAATTGTTTCCTTGGCTTGAATCACCACATAAGTTCACCATAGAGGATGTTATTAAGAGTGCAGATGCTAAGAAGAAGCAATATAAATTGTGTGAAGCAATTTCTAATTCTTCAGACCAGTTACTTTTAAATAAGAAACTTATGGATTTAGATGATATAAATATATCTGGTAGTAGTAAGTTAAAAATTCAAGAAATTTGTGGGAATCCTATACAGAGATTAGTAAAACATAAATTCCAAAAAATGTTTTTGGAAGATAAAATGTACACTGCTTTACCAAATTTAGATAGTTGGTTACATTCAACATTTAATAGATTAAACTTTATGGCGGAGAAAACGCATGGGAAGAAAGCGTAAATACTTTTCAGATAAAGAGAAACGCGATGCTCAAAAGAAATGGCAGATGGAGCATTATAAGAGGAATGCTGAAGAGATAAAAGCAAAAGCACGACAGAGATATCGTGATAAGAAAAGAAAAGAGTTTTATGATAAAAAAGTTCAAGATTTGTACTCAAATCTGGATATTTAATATAGAGTTATAATGAGCGAAAATTTAGTACAATACGGAACATCGTTCCAATCAAAAATAATTACAAGTTTAATGCTTGATAATAAGTTTACAAAACAAATTGTAGATATATTAGAAGTAAGTTACTTTGATACAGATTCTACAAAATATCTTATCAAAAATATTAAAGATTACTTTGAAAAATATAAAACACCACCAACAATGGAGGCAATTAAAGTTATTATAGATGGGGTAGATAATCCTACATTAAAAACTACTATAGTTGATTCATTGAGAAATGCATGGGGGTATAGGGAATCTACTGATTTAGAGTTTGTAAAAGAAAAAACATTAGAGTTTTGTAAGAATCAAGTTGTTAAGAATGCAATTATGGATAGTGTTGAGTTGTTAGAAGCTCAAAGATATGATGAAATCAAGGGTTTGATTGATAAAGCGATGACTGCTGGTATGGAGAGAGATATCGGACACGAGTACATTACAGGTTTTGATGAAAGGATGAATCAACAAGCAAGAGAATGTTTACCTACAGGTTGGGATAGTGTAAATGATTTGATGGATGGTGGTTTGGCAGGTGGTGAACTTGGAGTTGTAGTTGCTCCTGCTGGTATTGGTAAATCTTGGACATTACAAGCTATTGGTGCTCACGCAGTTAAACAAGGTAAGACCGTAATCCATTATACATTAGAGTTAAATGCTCAGTATGTTGGGTTACGATATGATACAATTGTTAGTGGACAACCAACGGGTAACTTACAATATTATAAAGAAGAAGTATTAAAAGCAATAGGTAAACTTAAAGGTAATTTAATCATTAAGTATTACCCAACAAGAACTGCAAGTGTAAACACAATAACTGCACATTTACAACAATGTGAACTGCAAGGTATCAAACCTGATATGGTTATTGTGGATTATGCTGATATTATGAAATCAACATCTAACTTCACAGAGAAACGACATCAGATAGGACATGTCTATGAGGAACTTCGTGGTATGGCAGGGGAATTTGATATTCCAGTATGGACTGCATCACAAGCAAATCGTTCATCATTAGAAGAAGATGTAATTGATGCAAGTAAAGTATCAGAGGATTACTCTAAAGTTATGACTTCAGATTTTGTAATGAGTATGTCAAGAAAGGTTGAGGATAAGATAGCAAATACAGGTAGATTCCATGTCATTAAAAACAGATTTGGACCTGATGGAATCACTTTCCCAGCAACCATCAACACAAACACAGGTTTCATACAAATATATGATACCAACACTCAAGGTGGTAAAGAAGTACAAGGTAAAATGAATAATGCAGATGAGTATCTTCGTAAAACCTTGGCTCAAAAGAAGAAAGATTTCGATGGTGAGGGGTTTGAATAAAACTTCAAAGAAAATCTTTTTTAAACTTCGAAAAAAATGTATATATTGCTAATATAATCAAGTATATATCATACATATAATAGGTATAATTAAATTTAAAAATGGAGAGTTTCAAAATGGGAAAACATAAGTTCAAGTTATCAGATAACTTTATAGATAAGTACAAAAGAAAGAAACCGCCTTTCGGTTTTAATGGGTTAGGTGAATTAGTTTATATGAGAACTTATTCAAGAATTAAAGAAGATGGAAAAAATGAAAGATGGTGGGAAACTGTCCAAAGAGTTGTAGAGGGAACTTATACAATGCAAATGAATTGGATTGAATCTCATCAATTAGGTTGGAATCCTTGGCAAGCACAAAAATCCGCACAAGATATGTATGAAAGAATCTTTACAATGAAGTTTCTTCCACCAGGTCGTGGTTTATGGGCTATGGGAACGGCAATCACAGAAGAAAAAGGTTTATATGCAGCACTAAATAATTGTGCATTCGTATCAACAAAAACAATCAAAGAAGATTATTCCAAACCATTTTGTTTCTTGATGGATGCAAGTATGTTAGGAGTTGGTGTTGGTTTCGATACAAAGGGTGCTGGTGAGATAGATATTAAAGGTATTGATATCAAAAGAGATGAGCAGAATTTCCAAATACCAGATACTCGTGAGGGTTGGGTAGAATCACTACAACTTTTATTAGAAAGTTACTTTCACGGACAAGGGGAAGTTGTATTTGATTATAGTTTAATCAGATTAGCAGGTGTTCCAATCAAAGGTTTTGGAGGAGTAAGTTCAGGTCCTGAACCACTAATGGAAGTACACGAGACTGTTAGAGAAACATTAGAAAAAAATAGTGGAAAACCAATAACAATAACAACCATCGTAGATATTATGAATCTAATCGGTAAGTGTGTTGTTGCGGGTAATGTGAGAAGAACTGCAGAGATTGTATTTGGTGACCCACACAATGAAGAGTATTTAGATTTAAAGAACTATAAAGTAAATCCACATAGAGAACAATATGGTTGGACATCTAATAATTCAATATTTGCTGAACTTGGTATGGATTATACAGAGGCATCAAAAAGAATTAATGATAATGGTGAACCTGGATTTGCGTGGTTAGAAAATATGAGACATTATTCTCGTATGAAAAATGGTGGAGATGATAAAGACCATAGAGTAATGGGTGGTAATCCTTGTTTGGAACAATCATTAGAATCATATGAGTTATGTTGTTTAGTGGAAACATTTCCAAGTAACCACGATTCATTAGAGGATTATCAGAGAACATTAAAATATGCTTATTTGTATGCAAAGACAGTAACATTAGGTAGAACTCATTGGAGTGATACTAATCGTGTGATGTTGAGAAATCGTAGAATTGGATGTAGTGTGAGTGGAATTGCTCAGTTCATTACTAATCGTGGTTTACACGAATTAAAGAATTGGTTAGAAGAGGGATACGATACTATACAAGAATGGGATAATATGTATTCAGATTGGTTTGCAGTACCAAAATCAATTAAAACTACAAGTGTTAAACCAAGTGGGACAGTATCACTATTAGCAGGTTCAACACCTGGATTACATTATCCTGAATCAAGATTCTATACAAGAAGAATTAGAGTATCGAAACATTCAGATTTGTTAGAACCATTGAAAAAGGCAGGATATAAAGTAGAACCTGCATTTGGTTCAGAGGATACCACTATGGTTGTTGAAGTTCCTGTCGATGTAGGAGAGGGAATTAGAACAGTCGGAGAATTATCCATTTGGGAACAATTCAGTTTAGCAGCATTTATGCAAAGACATTGGGCTGATAATCAAGTAAGTTGTACTGTCACATTTAATCCTGATACAGAGGGTGAAATGATACCACAAGTATTAAACTATTTTCAATATCATTTAAAGGGAATTAGTTTACTACCAAGACACGATTATGGAGCATACAAACAAATGCCGTATGAAGCAATTGATGAAAAACAATATAATAAAGATGTTAAGAAACTTGGTAAATTAAACTTTGGTGTAATCAAGGCGGAAGAAGCAAATATAGAAAAATTTTGTGATGGTGATTTTTGTGATGTAGAAATCACACCGACAACTGGTGATAATGATGACCAAGATTACGCAAACTAAATATGTGGAAAACTTCACATACACAGGCAGTTGACACACCTGGTAAAAAATGTGTCTTAACAAAACAAACAGAGGAGACGATTTATGAATATATATCGTAAACTAATAGCATCTTTCGTATTGATGACAGGATTGTTCGCTCAATCCATCGTTGTTGATGTTAAAGATGCAGAATATAACCCTTTGGTTGGAGCAAATGTAGTGGTAGAGGGAACTGAACTCGGTGGTGTTACTAACGAGACAGGTCTTACTACAATTTCAGTAGAAGCTGGAACTTATACTATTACTGCTTCATTCATAGGATACTCATCTCAATCTAAAGAGGTTGTTGTGAGTGATAGTGAAGTAAAAGTAGATATTGCTTTGGCAGTTGATGCTCTTACTCTAACAGATGTTGAAGTTTTGGCTTCAAGAGCTGTTGCAACAACACCTGTTGCTTATTCAATGGTTAGTAAAGAAGAAATGGAATTGAGATTAGGTTCTCAAGATGTTCCAATGGCTTTGAATACTACACCAAGTGTATATGCAACTCAACAAGGTGGTGGTGCTGGTGATGCAAGAATCAATGTTCGTGGATTTAACCAACGAAATGTTGCGGTAATGATTAATGGTGTTCCCCAAAATGATATGGAGAACGGATGGGTTTATTGGAGTAATTGGGATGGAGTTGCAGATGCTGCTCAATCTATTCAGTTACAAAGAGGACTATCTGCTGTTAATTTAGCAACACCTTCTATTGGTGGAACTATGAATATCATTACAGACCCTGCTAAATATGAAAAGGGTGGTAAGTTCAAACAAGAAACAGGAGATGGTGGTTTTCTTAAAACTACTATTAACTATAATACAGGTTTAATTGGTGATAAACTTGCACTGGCTGGAACAATTGTTCGTAAGACTGGTGATGGTATCATTGATGGAAACTGGACAGATGCTTGGGCTTATTATTTTGGAAGTTCTTACGCAGTATCCGATAAACAACGATTTGAGTTGTATGCAATCGGTGCTCCACAAAGACACGGACAAAATCTATACAAACAGAATATTGCTACTTACTCACAAGAGTTAGCTGGTGATATTGACGGATATGATACTGATGCTTTTGCAGAGGGTAACAAATTCGAAACTGAAGCTGGTAGATTCTTTAGTCAAAATTGGGCACCAGTTAGTTCCGACTACACTGGAGAACAATATTGGTATATGTATGGAGCAAACACAACCAAAAGATACAATTCAAACTTTCTTAATGAAAGGGAGAATTTCTTCCATAAACCATTAGTGAATCTAAATCACTTTTTAGAGATAAATGATAAAACTAAATTATCATCAGTTCTTTATTGGAGTGGTGGTTCAGGTGGTGGAACTGGTACTTATGGTAGTGTAATGAGAACACCTGCTGTAGCAGATAATGCTTGGTATTCAAGTTCGCCTTGGATGTGGGATTGGAATGGAGAGATTGAACAGAATCGTACTAATATCGATGCTGATTACTCTGAAACAGACAAGCGTTCCACAGGTATTCTTAGAAACTCAATCAACAGACAGGACACATACGGATTAATCTCTAAATTAAATTACAAAGTAAATGATAATTTAGAGTTTCAGACAGGTATTGACTGGAGAACTGCTGAAATAGAACACGCTCGTGAAGTTCGTGATTTATTAGGTGGTGATTACTATGTTGATTTTGCAGATAAAAATGCACCAGATGGGAAAGTTGTTGGTTTAGGTGATATTATTGCTTATCACAACACTACTACTGTCGATTGGTTAGGTGGATTTGTTCAAGGTAACTACACGAAAGATAATCTAAATGTATATGGAATGGGTGGGGTATCATCTATTCAATACTCATATCAAGACCATTTTTCAGTAGAAAACGAGAAAATTACTGCCGATGCTATTTCATCATTTCAAGTTAAAGGTGGAGTACACTATGAAATTATTCCAGGTGTTACTTCATTCATCAACTCAGGATATGTAGAAAAAGCACCAATTCTTGATAATGTAATTGATTATTCTGGTACGGTCTCATCCGACCCAGATAATGAGAAATTCTTATCAACAGAAGTTGGACTGGGATATGCAAATGATAAAGTTGCAGTTAATGTTTCCGTATATAACACAGATTGGAAAGATAGAAACCTTACTCGTAATGTTGACACGGGTCAAGGTGATTCAGGTGATACTGATGTAATCTTTTTAAGAGGTGTTAATCAGAAACATCAAGGTACAGAACTTGAAGTAAAAGTATTACCACACGATATGGTAGAACTTGATTTAATTGCTTCATTCGGTGGTTGGAAATTCGATGGTGATGCCAATGGTACTTACCAAGAATCTCAATATAACGATGACAACCAAGTAATTGGTTATCAAACTACTGAATATGCATATGCACTTGATGGTTTATTTGTTGGTGACCAACCACAATCATCTTATATATTGGGTGTAACACTTAAACCTATTAAGGGATTGAGATTACAAGCACTTTACAATGTATATGATAAGAACTATGCAGATTGGAGTCCTGATTCAAGAGAAGTGGATTCTGATGGAGTTGCAGATAGAACACAAGTTTGGGAAGCTCCTGGTTACTCAAAACTTGATTTACACGCATCTTACAAACTTCCAAGTATTGGTGGTTTAGATTTGACTATTACAGGTCACATCTTTAACGCACTTGATGAAGTTTTCGTACAAGATGCCGTTGACAATAGTAAATACAATGGGTATGGTGATAAACTTCACTTAGCTCATAATTCTGAAGTATTTCTTGGAACACCAAGATATGCAAACATAGGATTAACTATTGATTTTTAAAATGGTGATTTGGGGGATTGAAAAATATCCCCCATTTATCAAAAAAGTACTTGACAAGTATATGGTTTTAGTGTTATATTCAGATATGATAAATTCGGAGATTACAACATAAATGTATCAAAATGTTTTTTATGATAAGAGAAAAAACAAAGTGCATGTTTGGGATGACAGAAGAGGTCATCTTATTGTACCTTATAAAAAATACGCATATGTAAAAAATGCAAGTGGGTTACACCACACACTTGATGGTACTAAAGTTAAAAAAGTTTACCAATGGGATGATGATGACCCAAGTTTATATGAAAGTGATGTACCAATCACTACAAGATTTTTAGTTGACCAATACACGGATTCAGATGATGTTGCAGAGGGAAATAGAACTTTCTATTTTGATATCGAGGTGGAAGTGGTTGATGGTTTTCCAGATGTAGAGAAGGCAGAAACTGCAATTACATCTATTGCATTATATGATGAGATACTAAAGAAGTATATATGTTATACCTTAGATTCTAAAAATACTATACAAAATTATGAAGATGGTGATACACTTGTAGAGTTATTCAAAACTGAACACGAATTATTAACAAGATTTTACCAAAAATATTCAGAAATACAACCAACGATATTAAGTGGTTGGAATATAGATTTCTTTGATATCCCTTATCTATATAATAGAACAGTCAGAGTTTTGGGTTCAGAAGTTGCAAAGATGTTATCACCTATTAGACATTGTTACTACAATGAATATAAAAAGAAGTTTGTTATTGCAGGTGTTAGTGTGTTAGATTATCTTGCATTATATAAAAAGTTTTCACCAATTCAACAATCAAGTTATCGTTTAGATTATATTGGTGAAGTTGAAGTTGGTATGAAGAAGATTGAGTATGAGGGAACACTCAATGATTTATTTGAAAAAGATTTACAGAAGTTTATAGATTATAATATTCGAGATGTTCGTATTCTCGTAGAATTAAATGATAAGTTAGATTACATTGGAGTTGCGTGTGGTATAGCACACTTAGGACATGTTCCTTATGAAGATGTGTTTATGAGTTCAAGATATCTTGAGGGTGCGATATTAGTTTATTTAAAGAAGATGGGTATTGTTGCACCAAACAAACCAAGAAATCCTAAACGAAGAGGGGATGATGAAAAGTTCTCTGGTGCATATGTGCAAGACCCACAAAAAGGTAAACACGATTGGGTTTATGATTTGGATATCACGAGTATGTATCCAAGTGTGATTCGTTCATTGAACATATCTCCTGAAACTAAGGTTGGTCAAGTAAAGGATTGGAATGCAGAACAATATCTAAAGGTAGGACACAATAAAACTTATTCTATGATTAATACAAAGGGTAAGGAAATACAAAAGATAACCAATACAGAATTAAAGAGTTATTTGGATGAGACTGGATTGAGTATATCGAGTAATGGTGTTATGTATCGTACAGATAAACAAGGTTTGATTCCTGCTCTACTTACAAAGTGGTTTAATGAACGAGTTGAGATGAGAAAACTCGTGAAGAAGTTTCACGAACAAGGTGATAAAAAGAAATCTCAATATTTTGATAGGAGACAATACCTACAGAAGATTCTTTTAAACTCATTATATGGTGTATTGGGGTTACCAGTATTTAGATTCTATGATTTGGATAATGCAGAAGCAACCACAACAACAGGTCAATCATTAATTAAGTTTAGTAAAAAGATTACTAATCATTTCTACAATAAAGAATTAGGAACAAATGAAGATTATGTTATCTACATTGATACAGATTCTATTTTTGCATCTGCAGTTCCTTTGGTAGAGAAAAGATTTCCCAATGAGAAATTATCTGAAACAATGATGACACAGAGGATTATGGAGATATGTGGAGAGGTACAAGATTATCTGAACACAAGTTATGATTATTTTGCCAAGAAGTTTTTGAATATCGATAAGCATGTATTTGATATTAAACAAGAAGTTGTTGCAAAGACTGGATTATTTGTTACAAAGAAACGATACGGATTACGAATCATTAATGATGCGGGTAGAAAAGTAAACAAAACACAAGTAAAGGGTTTGGATACAGTCAGAAGTAATTTTGCTCCTGCTATGAAAGATTTATTACAAAATGTATTAGATGATATTCTTGCAGATGTTCCAAAAGAAAAGATTGATGAAAGAATATCAGTATTCAAAAGAAATATGCATAACCTATCTTATGAGGTAATGGCAAATCCTATTGGAGTAAAGGGTATAGGAAAGTATATTGAAGAGGATGAAGAAACATCATTCAGTAAATATAAGAAAGGTGCACCAGTGCATGTAAAGGCCGCAATCAATTATAATTCTATTTTACTACATTGGTTTGAGGGTAGAAAATATGAGAAGATTACCAATGGGAATAAAATTAAGTGGGTGTATTTAAAGAATAACGAGTTTGGTTTTGATGCAATTGGTTATAAAGGATATGAGGACCCACCACAAATATTAGAATTTATTAAAAATAATATCGACCACAATAGAATGTTTGAACAAGCAATGAGTAAAAAAATAGGAATGTTCTATCAAGCATTAAGTTGGGAAGCAGTGGTAGATAAAAAACAAAGTATTGAAAGATTTTTTTGATTTTGAGATTTCTTGTATATATGTATATATATACGGATTATTAAATAATAACTATTAACAAATTGGAGACAAAAGGTTATGAATAAAAGTAATTTACTTCGCTTTATTAACAAGTATTCACTTGGTGGCGAAATTAAATCAGTAAAATGGACATCCAACGGACAAAAGTTATCTACACGATTCATTAGTGGAGATAAATCTTTGGTTGGTTCAGTAGTAGTAGACAACTTTAATGATGTAGAGGCATCAGAAGTTGGGGTGTATAATACACCACAATTAGTATCTTTATTATCTATCTTAGGTGAAGATGTAGATTTTGGTTTACAGAAGATGGGTGATAAGTTTGTAAGTGTTGATATGAAAGATTCACAGCATGGTACTAACACAAAGTATATGTTAAGTGATTTATCAGTTATACCAACACCACCAGAACTTAAAAATTTACCATCAACATTCGAATTAGAATTAAAGATTGATAGGTATTTCATTGATACATTTATTAGTGGTAAAGGTGCGTTACCAGATACCGATACATTTACTATTATTGCAAAAGATGATAAAGCAAAAGTAGTTATTGGTTTCAGTAATGTTGCAACCAATAGAGTAACAATACCAGTTGAGTGTGAAGAGTTTAGTGATACTGAACCAATCTCATTTAATGCAAATATGTTTGCTAATATATTACAAGCAAATAAAGAATGTGAGAAAGCTGTATTAAAGGTTAGTTCAGATGGATTAGCTACAATCAGTTTTAATATTGATGATTATAAATCAGATTACTTCTTGGTGGCAACTCAACAAGTTACATAAATGTATTTAGAATACTTTGATAAATTTAAAGGTATGACTCCTTATCTTGAAATAGATGAGAAAGAGTGGGAGTATATCAAAGAAACATTCGAAAAGGATGATGTCAAAGAGAGTCTTGCAAAAGTAGCAATGACTTATGAGATTCCCTATGCCACTATTTCAGAGGATGATGCTTATAAAGCTTTAATGAAGTTAAAGGGTATGAGACATAATGAAATATTGGTAGAGGGAGAGTGGTTTGCTCGAGAGGGAACTGCATACAGATATGGTTTAGAATTTGAGGGTAAACAACAATACTTTAGAAGAATCAACACAGGTAATGCTGCCAGTAATTTCTTCCAACAAGTCAATCGTTGGAGTGTGGATGGAACAATTGCACCAGGCCCAAAGAGAACTTGGGAAACAGAAAAATATATGACATCACTTATGGGTGCTGCATATACTTTGAAGTTACCAAAAATTACTGCGGGTAATCTTAGGATTATGTTGAGTTTGAGGAAGTATATTTGTTCTCAATTTAAACCTAATGTTGCAAAAGTATTGTATGATAAATTGGGTAGTGAGAACATATTAGATTTCTCTGCAGGCTGGGGAGATAGATTAGCAGGATTCTATGGTAGTGAGAGTGGTAAGTATTATCTTGGGATAGACCCACGAAAAGAAAACCATCCTATCTACAGAGAACAAAAAGAGTTCTATGAAAAACACAGAAATATGTTTTTCGAGGTTGATAAAGATTCAGAGTTTTTAGAATCACCAGCAGAAGATGTGGAGTTTGAAGAGTACAAAGATATATTTGACACCGTCTTTACATCACCACCATATTTTGGTGTAGAGAGGTATAGTTATGATGATACTCAAAGTTGGGTTAGATATAAAACTATTGATGAATGGAATGATAAATTTTTACAGGCAACTATTAAAAAATTATGGTGTTCTATAAAAAGTGGTGGATATTTATTAGTGAATATAAGTGATGTTTATGCAAGTAGTGGAGCAAAACAAAAGAAGATGGGTACTAATGGTAAGTATTGGTTGGAGATTTGTAATCCTATGAATGATTTTGTATCAACATTTACTGATTCAGAGTATCAAGGTTGTATTGGAATGGAAATGGCTAAACGACCTAATAGTGGTGGTGCAGGAACTGCAGCAGAAGATAGATTCAAAGATGAGACGAGGGAACTGGCGGAACAAACAAAAGATAAAACATTTTGTGAACCGATTTGGATATGGAAAAAACTTTAATAGAAAAAAGATTATTTACTAAAGAAGAATGTGAAAAAATAAAATCATATGCTAAATTAAAAGTTAGAGTAATTGATGTCTACCATAACGAATATGAAAAGGTTGGTAGTAAAATGTTATCAGATACTTTGCCTTGGGGTAACTCACCTTATGATATATCTTGGGTTTATAATAGGATTAAGGATTGGACAGATACCTTAGATTTAAACATTGATAATCTTGGTTACTCAATGATAATATGTCACTATAGTAAAGGTTGTTATTTTAAACCACATATAGATGATGTTATGACAGGTACTGAGGGTGAAATTCTAAGGAAGAGATGTTTTACGATTGGTATTCAATTATCTGATAAAGAGTATGGTGAATATGAGGGTGGAGAATTACAATTTGAAACTAACGATGGTGTTAGAACAATGAAACAAGATGCTGGGTATGTTTGGATAGCAGATAAACATTTACATTGGGTAAATGAAGTTACATCTGGTATTCGATGGAGTGTTCAGATATTTTTAGAACAAGATGCAATAAAGGAATAGTATGGAAGAAATTAAAAATACCCTATGGGTAGAAAAGTATCGGCCGCAATCGCTTGAAACTTACATTGGGAATGAACATCTCAAGAGTAAGGTAAAGGTGTATTTGGAGAGTGGGGATTTACCACATTTATTATTGTATGGGCGTGCAGGTACAGGTAAAACCACTCTCGCTAAATTACTCGTTAATAATATAGATTGTGATTATTTATATATTAACGCATCTGATGAAAATAGTGTAGATGTAGTTCGTGATAAAGTAAAGAACTTCGCATCAACACTTGGATTTTCAGAGATGAAGATTATAATATTAGATGAGTGTGATTATATTACACCGAATGCTCAAGCAGCATTAAGAAATCTAATGGAAACATTTTCAAAACATTGTAGGTTTATCCTAACTTGTAATTATGTTGAAAGAATAATTGACCCAATCCAATCAAGATGTCAATCCTTTCAGATTATCCCACCCGATAGAAAACAAGTCGCGATGCATATGTCGAATATCTTACAGAAAGAATCGGTAGATGCAAAAGTAGATGATATCGTAACGATAGTAAATGGTGGTTATCCCGATATCAGAAGAGTAATCAATGCTGCTCAGAGACAAGTAGTAGATGAAAAACTCGTTATAGATGAAGCGATGAGTACACAAAACGATTACAAGTTAGAAGTTTTAGAAATCTTGAAAACACAAGATAAGAAGAATAGTTTTAAGAACATTCGACAACTATTGGCAGATTCCAAAGTTACAGATTTTAGTGATATGTTTAGGTTGTTATTTGATACAGTCGATGATTGGGGTAGAGGACATGTAGCAGAATGTATCTTAGTATTGAGTCAATACCAACAAAGTGATGCAGTAGTAGTGGATAAGGAAATAAATGCTATGGCAATGTTTGTTGAGATAATAGGAAAAGTAAAATGAATATGAAAGCACAAAAACCAATAGGTAAACCACAACAGAAATTAGATTTAAGTAAAGCAGATACATTAAATTGTCAAGCGTGTGGTAATTATTTATTTATAACATCAACAATTATCAAAAAGATATCTGCAATTATGTCACCAAATGGTCAAGAGGGATTAATTCCAATTGAAGTATTTAGTTGTGGTAATTGTGGTCAAGTACCAAAAGAGATGTTAAAGGGTACAGGTTTAGAAACACCTTAAAGATGTTGTTCAGCATCAACAGAGAGGATGCAGAAGTATCTGATTTATGTCCATCGTTTGATTATGATGAGTGTACCTTATATAATTTACAATATGAGATAGATTACTTTAATTCAATAATCAAATGGGATGGTATGTGGGATTTACCTAAAGCAAAAATCAGATTAGACAATGGATGGAAGTTTGTAGTATTTAATCCACAATCAATAATTCAAGGTTGGGGTTGGTTAAATACAGAAACAAGGGAAATATGTAATATCTATGTAAATCCTAAATATAGAAATAAAGGTATAGGTGGTGAGATTGTTAATTCACTACATAGATATTGCCAAGATTGGGATACTTGGTGGGCACAATCAGATAGTTGGAATAAATCCGCACAGAAGATGTTCCTAAATAGTAACTATAATGTAAAAATATGATATTTATATATGAATAAAAGTATCATTAGGAGAAGTTAATGAGTATAGTAAATTATACACAAAAATCAGATGTAAACGCTAAAGTAAAAGAACTTAGTGATTACATAACAGGTAGTGCAGGAGATTGGCCAGACCATAGTTATTCAGCATTTATTGGTGCATATGATTTTACTATTGAGAGTGGTAGTAATGATACAAAAATATTTGAGTTTAATACAAATCCAAGTGTACAGATACCTTTATCAGTACAAGGTTCGGATTTCTTTGATAGAATTGCACAATATGCTGTTACACAAAGTTATAGTAGTGTAAATGTTTATGGTTCTACTTGGGCAGATATGCAAAATCCAAGACAAACTAAACTTCAAAGTATATCCGCAAGTTTTGCTAATCATAACATAAGTTCTTCTTTTGTTTATGAGAGTTCAGCACCATATGTTAATTCTCGTGTAGAGGCATCTTCAAGTAAATTTCATCTTTTCGTTGATACACCAAATGGTTACGGAGCAGATGATACATTATATAGAATGGGTACTGGTTCTATGGATAAAACTAATTTTAGAACTATACTTCAGAGTGCAAATGTTGGTGAGACATTTATAGATAATTTTGTTTCATCATCAGTTACAGCTAATACTGGTGTAGGAACTTGGCCAGATTTTGTTTTAAAATCTAAAACTGAAGATGGTTCATTATTAGTTAGTCCATTCAATATAAGTTTTAACTCATATGTAAGTAATGCAGAACAACAGAATATATACTCATCTACCTATGTAGATGCGGATGGAGTTGAACAAACCTGGGAATCAAATTCGGATTATAAAGAGAGTATGACATATTGGTATGATATTGAGACGAGTGCTGGTATATCTACTTATCCAGAAAAATTTATTCCATCTTCTGGTAGTTTAGATAGTAATGGAAATAAATACTTAGGGACTGGTAGGGCATATGTATTATTCACACCACAACATACAGATGTATTGTGTTCTTATTATAGTCCACAATACATACAAATAAATCCACCTACAGGTGTAAGTTCATCTGCAGATAATGATTGGTATAAGTGGAAACTACTTGCAAATAGAGGTACTACAACACCGAGTGGAAGTTTAATTCGTATGTATGATGGTAGTACTAAACAAATACAAGATGTAGAAGTTGGTGATGTGGTTAAATCATATCAACCAGTTGGAATGAGTTTAAGTGACCACGATTTTGCAGCATATTCATCAACAGATTTAACCAATAGTGTTTCGAGTGGTTCAGTTGTACTTGAGGTATCTTCTAATGTACAGCCAGAACATTATGTAATAAATGATACTTATAAGTTTGGTTGGATGGGGATGATATTTGTAAAACGAGCAGGCGAGTATAAGTTCCTTAGAGGATTTGAAATTGAAGTTGGTGATGAACTACTGGATAAAGATGGTAATCTTGTAGAGGTAACATCAACAGTCGAAGTAACTAGCGATGAAACTTTCTATTCATTAGATGTAGAGGATATTGATACTTATTTTTCAAGTGATATATTAGTTCATAACTTACCACCAAAAGGACCTTAAAGAGTAAGTATGAAAAAAAATAATGGTTTTAAGTATTATGTTGAAAAGGAAAACTTTCTAAGTGATTCAGAAATAGATTTTATTAAAAATAAAAGTTTTGGTGAATCTCAACACACAATCAATACCAATGGTAGTAGAGCCGAACTTGTTGGTTTGGGTGGTAGTGAGGTTAGAGATTACAGAAAAGCAACAGAGTTCCAAATAGAAAGTAGTAAAATTACTGATAAAATATTAAATCTCACTAAGGTTGCTAATAAACTACATTTCAATTACGATATTGATTGGGATTCTTACGAGAATTTCAAACTATTAAAATATGTAAAGGGTGATGGGTATGGATGGCATCCAGATTTTGGTAAAGGTGATGAATCAACGAGAAAATTAAGTGTTATAGTTCAATTATCAGATGGTGATGATTATGATGGTGGAGATTTAGAGTTTGCATTAACAACCAAAGATAGTGATAGTTTTGTTAAGGGTACGAGAAAAAAGGGGAGTGTAATTATTTTTAATCCATTAGTAATACATAGAATTACACCATTACTTTCTGGCTCAAGATATTCCATCGTTGGTTGGTTACACGGAGATACTTTTAGGTGAAAGAAAACAATGATTTTAAATGGTTTATACATTTACCATTTCTTAGTGTAGAACAATGTAATGATTTAGTAAAAAAAGTTAAGGGTGAAGATAGTTGGGTTCAAGGTGGAACATATAATCCACAAGAAGAAGAGCCTACAAAAGTTAATCCATCTCACCATCGTGATTGTAATGAAATATATTTATTACCAGAATTAAATAGTAATATAAAGAATGATTATAGTTGGTTGGTAGATAAACTAAATACTATAGTAAAGATTACAAATGATAGGGTTTGGAAATTCGATATTGAACGAAATCAAGGGGATTTTAGAACTATTGAATATCAAAAGGGAGACCATTTCAATTGGCATTCGGGTACAGATGCTGGAATACTATCATTAAACAAAATAACTTGCTTGATTCAAATATCCGACCCAAAAGATTTTGATGGTGGTGATTTACATTTTGCATTTAGTAATGAAAAAGAAGATTTTTTTAAATGTCCATATAAACAAGGATATTTATTTATGTTCCCATCGTTTACGAACCATATGGTTACACCACTTAAAAGTGGAGAAAGATTTATAATGAGAGAAACCTACATAGGAGAACCACTAAGATGAAAAAGAATGAAAACTTTCAATGGTATATGACAAAACCAAACTTCTTTACACCAGAAGAATGTGATGAGTTTATTGAAAGGGTTAAAAGTACGGAAAAGGGTGAGACAGGTTGTATAGAACCACATATGGGTTCAGACCATAATTTAGAATTTAGAAGTGTTAAAGAATGGTATTTACATAAAGATATGAGAGATTATGCAAAGGGTGATTATTCAGATATACAACAGAAATTATTTCTATCTGCAAAAGTAATGAATCAGTTATCTTGGAACTTTAATATTCAAGAAGTAGAAAACAATATAAAAATGATTCAGTATAATGGAGAGACTGAAGATTTTTATACTTGGCATTCAGATTTTAATGCAGGTCAAAGTTCTTTAAGAAAGTTAGCGTGTATTGTACAATTAACAGACCCAAGTGAATATGAGGGTGGTAAAACACAATTTGCTATACAAGACCCACATTCTATGGAGTATTATACAATTCCACAAGAAAAGGGAACTTTAATTGTATTCTCACCAATATTTTTTCATAGAGTAACTCCAGTTACAAAGGGAATACGACATTGTATTCAAGAATTTATAATAGGTGATACCTTTGTATAAACCAGTAGAACAGAACTTTACACCTAATCCAAATTTTAGATGGTGGGTGGATAGAAAAAACTTTATTACTCAAGAAGAGTGTGATGAGTTTATAACACGAATTGATAAAGATTGTGTGAAGAAACAAAAGGATGTTTACTATGGTGCAGATTCTAATCCTAAGTATAAAAAAGACCCTGCAGTTTGTAACTTAAATGTTGCACTCTATACGGATGAGGAAATATTAACAAAATATTGGAACGCATTTAAACTAGCAAATCAACTTTATTATAAATTTGATATCGGTGGGATTCATAGAAATGAATATACTGGTCATAAATATGAAGTTGGAGATTGGTACACACCACACGCAGATTTTCATCCATCAGATGATTTCAGTATAGTTAAAATGACTGCAGTATTATTTTTAAATAATGAATATGAGGGTGGAGATTTTATATTATTTGATGATACTATAATTGAACCAGAACCAGGTAGATTGATTATATTTCCATCATTTGCAGGACACCAAGTTACACCAGTTACTAAAGGTGTAAGGTACACAAGTGTTTGTTGGGTTGCAGGAAACACTTTTAAATAAATTAAATTTTAGAGATTATATTCTCTATTTATATACATCAAAAGGTTATTATGGCAAAAACAAAATCGTTATTCGACCACATAAAACAAATTACTAATGTTCAAAATACTATGTATTGGGACTCCTTATCAGATGCTGATAAAAAAACTTGGAGTAACTATATGGTACATCGATTTCTTAGTATGAAATCTGAATGGTTAGAGGTTGTAAATGAGATACAAAAGTATTGGGAACTAAAACCAAAGAATTTGTATCAGTTTTATATTGACATAATACCAAGAGGTAGAACATTTCTTAGATATACCAAATCTAAAAAGAAATCAAAAGTTGAAAAATGGGCTATGGAACATTTAGTGGATTACTTTGAATGTAGTACACGAGAAGTTGAACAACATTTGGATATATTAACAAAACAACAAGTAACAAGCATTATAATGAGATATGGTGTGGATGATAAACAATTAAAAAAAATATGGAGTAAGTAATGGCAGAACAAGGTTTTAAAAAAGAAGAACAATTCGCAATGTCAGAGATGGAGTGGGGTGTTAATTCAAAAACCAACACTACCTATATGAATTTTGAATTTGATATTGATAGTTTGTATAGTACGATAGTTAAGTTAGATTATTTGGTAAGAGTAAATCCACATTTGAATGCTATAAATCTTAATATTGCTTCCTATGGTGGTGATGTTTATGCTATGTTAGGATTGGTAGATTATATACACAATATGGATATTAAAGTGAATACACATTGTGTTGGAACTTGTATGAGTGCTGCAGCAGTTTTATTAGCATGTGGTACTGGTGAAAGAACAATGACAAAACATTCGACTGTGATGGTACACGAGGGTTCAGCAGTAGAGGTTGGTAAATCTACAGATGTTATGAGAGGTGTTGACCACTTAAAGGAATTAGCAAAAGATATTAATGAGTTACTTGCAGAAGTAACTAACAAGGATGTGAAGTTTTGGAAGAGAATGAATAGAAACGATACATACTTAGATGCCGCACAATGTTTAGAATATGGTATCATCGATAAAATTATTTAAAAAAGTACTTGACTCTTATATGAAAAATGTCGTATATTCAAGTATGAAATCGGAGTAAAATATGAGTGAAACATATATAAAAGATAAATCTACAAAACAAGTAGTTGATAAAACAAGTGCAAATATTATTGCACAGATGGAAAAAGAATGGCCAGAGATGACTACAGAGTTTCGTAGATTACAACGAGAACAATATGAATTGTTCCTACACAAACAACACGATTATGGCCCAGGTAATATATCAGTTGGTTCACCACTAAAAACAGAAGAGGATATTAAATTATCTCTTACTGGTTTATGGTTTAGGATGAACGATAAAATACAGAGGTTGAAAACTCTATTGATGAGTGGTAGGGTAAATGCTGTAAAGGATGAACCAATGGAAGATGCGTTCTTAGATGTATCTAATTATGGTATTATGGCAACAATTGTTAAAAATGGAAAATGGGGTAGATAATTGGCCAGAATAAGTTATAGTCAATTTTCACAATGGGATAAATGCCCACAAATGTGGAAACTTAACTATGTAGATAAACTCGGTACATTCGAGGGTAATATCTACACGGTCTTTGGAACTGCGGTTCACGAAACAATCCAAGCATACTTAGTTTGTTATTATGAGAAAACCATAAAGAAAGCAGATTCACTTCCATTAAAAGAAATTCTACTATACAGAATGGAAGAAAACTACAAGAAGGCAGTTGCCTCTTCAGAAAATGAATTACCAATAACTTTGCCAGAGATGAAAGAGTTTTACCAAGATGGGTTAAATATTATTGGTGAGTTCTTAAAGTTAAAAAATAGATACTTCCCTAAAAAAGACCACGAGTTACTTGGGATAGAATTAGATTTGAATTTTGATTTACCAAACCAAATGAAGTTCATTGGGTATATGGATGTAGTTATACACGATAAACGAAGAGGTAGAGTTAAGATTATAGATATCAAAACATCTACGATGGGTTGGAACAAATGGCAAAAAGCCGATAAGAATAAAACTAATCAGTTACTATTATATAAACATTTCTTTGCAAAACAACGAGATATTTCAGTCGATAAAATAGATATTGAATATTTAATATTGAAGAGAAAATTGTATGAGAACTTACAATATCCACAAAAGAGAATACAAACCTTTTCACCAGCAAGTGGAACACCAAGTGTAAATAGGGTTATGAAAAGGTTACAAGAGTTTATTGATGATTGTTTTGATTCAGAGGGTAAACAAGTGCTGAAAGAATATACTAAGATTGCATCAGCAAAGAATTGTAAATATTGTGAGTTCAAAACTAAACCAGATTTATGTGATAGGAATATGAAATGATAAATCCAAATATAAGATTGTACTTACCAGATGTTATTAAAGGTGGTTATACTGAAGAGATTATAAAGATGTTAACTGATATTTCAAATGATGTTCGTAGTGCAAGATTATATTTTTGGTATCACGAACCAGATTTAAAAGCAAAAGAAGTAAAAGATTTTCTTGATAGTTGGGAAAGTGAAAAGCACACAAATTTTAAAACTATTATCAGACCATACTATTTTGATACACAAAATGATTTTATATGGTATGATGTAATGTCATACAAAATGGTGGATTCCCTTACACCAGATGCAACGGGTATTAAGAATCAATATACAAGATTCTCGTGGAGATATGTAGAACCTAAAGATATTATAGAGGGATTAGAAGAATTTAAAGTTATATATGAGTTCGTTACAAATGATAAACCAATCAAAAAACAAAAAAGAAATGACGGTGAAGATAGCAATCATCGGAAGTCGGAGTTACACAAATAACAGAAAGATTCAAAAATTTATTTGGGAACTAAAAGAAAAGTTTAAGAATAGATTAGAAATCGTTAGTGGTGGTGCAAAAGATGGAGCAGATAAATATGCTAAGAAGTTTGCATTAGATTTCGATGTAAAATATTCTGAGTTTCCTGCATACCACGAATCACATAATATGCATTGTGTAATGGAATCATTTAGATATGGTAAACCATATAATGTGGGACATTATCATAGAAGAAATAAAGATTTAGTAGAGTATAGTGATAAAGTAGTTGCATTTTGTACTAATGGTGAGGTAACTAATGGTACATTATCCGCATTAAAGTATTCACATAAAATAGAAAAAAAATACATTATTATTGATTAAGTATATATTTATATATATGTATATAATGATTGAGGATATATTATGAAAGAGATTAAATTAACTTCGGTAAAAGTAATATCGGAGTTATATAGTAAGTTTAAAAGTGAGACAATTGAGTCGGAGTTCTCACTACAGAAGTTGGTAAACAGGACGCTGAATAAGTTTGTTTATGATGAAGAGTTTCGAAAAGAAATTCTCGAACACGATAAGTTAACACAGAGTGGAAGTAAATTTTAAGTTAAATAATAAGGGTTATAAATGGATATTAAATTACCAAAATTAAAGTCAGTAAAAGAAGTACAAGCTCGTAAGAAGAAAAAGATTCTTTTACTATCAGATGACCTTCGTATGTCAAGTGGGGTTGGTACGATGTCGAGAGAATTTGTATTGGGTACGATTGATAAATACGATTGGGTTCAGATTGGTGGAGCAATAGAACATCCAGATAAGGGTAAAGTGGTTGATATGCACGATGCTGTAAAAGAAGAAACTGGTGTTACAGATGGATACTTAAAAGTTTATCCAATTGATGGTTATGGTAATCCAGATATTCTAAAAGAAATTATGGAACTTGAAAAGCCAGATGCAATTCTACACTACACAGACCCAAGATTTTGGGGATGGTTGTATCATATGGAACACGAGTTAAGACAGAACATACCTATTTTCTATTACAATATTTGGGATGATTTACCTGCACCACATTACAACGAGTTCTTTTATGAGAGTTGTGATTTGATTATGAATATTTCTAAACAGACAGTTGGGTTAGTTGATGAGGTTGCAAAGAAAAAACCAAGAACAGATTGGGATTCTACATACTTACCACACGGAATTAATGAAACACAATTCTATCCAATTAAGGATGAAGCGGAATTGTTAGAGATGAGAAAATTTAAGAATGAGTTATTAGGTAATAAACCACATAAATTTACATTATTGTATGTGAATAGAAATATTCGTAGAAAGATGATGGGTGATTGTATTCTTGCATTTAAAGAATTTGTAAGTACCATTCCAAAGGAAGATAGAGATAAAGTTACATATGTAATGCATACACAACCAGTTGATGGAAATGGAACTGATTTACCAGCATTAATTAATGCTATTGCACCAGAAATAAATGTGGTGTTTAGTACTAAGAAACTTGAAAATAAACAAATGAATTTCTTATACAATATTGCAGATGTTACAATGAACCTTGCATCCAACGAGGGATTCGGATTAGGAACTTGTGAATCATTAATGAGTGGAACACCAATCATCGTGAATGTTACAGGTGGATTACAAGACCAAGCAGGATTTAAAGTAAATGATAAACTTTTAACTGCAGAAGATTATAAAGAAATCAAATCTCTACATAATTGGAAAGAGTGGGAACACAATGAAGAATTAACTTGGGGTGAGTGGTGTAAACCAGTTTGGCCTAAGACTCGTTCATTGATGGGTTCAGTTCCAACACCATACATTTTTGATGACAGATGTGATTGGCAAGATGCTGCCGTTAGGATTAAAGAATGGTATGAGATGGGTAAAGAAGCAAGAGATGAGTGTGGGTTCAAAGGACACGAATGGGTTAGTGGAGATGAATCTATGATGAGTGCACGATGGATGTGTAAAAATTTCATAGACCATATGGAAACTGCATTTGAAAAATGGACACCAAGAAAAAAAGTTAACACATATAAGGCGTAAGATATGAAACCATTAATATTAGTAACAGCACCAGTAAAAACTCGTAGTGGGTACGGAAATCACTCACGAGATATTTGTTCTGCGTTGATTGAATCAGATAAATACAATGTGAAAATTAATTCCGTAAGATGGGGAAGTACACCGATGACTGCATTGGAAGATGGTAATCCACAACACGATAAAATTAAATCACATTTAATTTCAGGTCCAAACTTAGAAAAACAACCTGATGTACATTTACATATAGTTATTCCAAGTGAGTTTCAACCAATAGGTAAAAAAAATATTGGTATGACAGCTGGAATGGAATCCACTATACCAATACCGAGTTGGGTAGATGGTGTAAATAGAATGGATACCACAATATTCACTTCAGAGTTTTCTAAAAATGTTTTCGAACAAGCAGAATTTAATGATGAGAAACAACAGAGACAAATAAAAATGCAAAAACCATCAGAGGTTTTATTTGAGGGTGTTGATACAAATGTTTATAAGGAAACCAAGAAGATTGGTAAGACGGTTAAAGATGCATTCAAACCTATTACAGAAGATTTTTGTTATTTATTTACTGGTCATTGGTTGGGTGGTTCAATTGGACAAGATAGAAAAGATGTAGGTATGTTGATTAAAGTATTTTTAGAAACATTCAAGAATACAAGAAATCAACCTGCTTTATTACTTAAAACAAGTGGTGCAGATTTTTCTATATTAGATAGGGAAGATATTTTAAAGAAAATTAAATATATCAAAAAAGGTATAGTTGGTAGTAAACTTCCAAATATCTATTTAATACACGGAGATTTTACAGATAATGAGATGAATGAAATGTATAATCATCCAAAGGTAAAAGCTCATGTCACATTCACTCACGGAGAGGGATTTGGTAGACCATTATTAGAAGCAGCACAGAGTGGTAAACCAGTAGTTGCACCAGGTTGGAGTGGACATGTAGATTTCTTACATAAAAACTATGCTCAGTTATTACCTGGTTCATTAACTAAAGTTCCTATGGAAGCATTTCCAAAGGATATGGCATTCAATAGTCCAGAAAATAAATGGATTACAGTCAATTATAATGTAGCATCAAGTGTTTTTAGTGAGATTCATAATAATTATAGTAAGTACCAAGTAAAGGGAAAACAATTACAAGCATACACAAAGAAGCAATTCTCGTATGAATCAATGAAGAATAAACTTGAATCTATCATTGACCCAATAGTAGAATCAGTTCCAAAAGCAGTAGAATTGAAACTACCTAAGTTAAATAAAGTAGAAGATAATAAAGGGTTGAAATTACCCAAACTGAAAAAGGTGTAAAATGGCTGAAAAAATAATAACCTGTCCAAATTGTTTTAATGACAAGAGATGTTTTGAAGATACTCAAGAAGTTGAGGGTAAAGATTTTAAATCGTATATGTGTTTTAATTGTGGATTCACAAGTAATTCAACATACGAGTGGGATTCACCAGAACTTAAAAAAGCACAATTAGGTTCATCACAATTGATGAATGATATTTCTTTTTATGATGAAGAGAGAAAACTTATGTGGTTTCCATCAGTTTTAAATATGGGAAAGTTGGGAGTAATTTATCCAGATGGTACTCAAAATAGTTGGAACTATAAATTAGCAGAAGTTCGTAAATTAACTGCATTAGAATTAAAGGATGATAAATACAAAGGTCACGATAGTATATTAGATGTAGAAACTGCAAAAACCTATGGGCAATATGAGTTTTTAGATGCTTGTAAGGATATGGGTATAATCAAGGACCTTGATTAGTGGCGATAAAGAATACAGCATGGCATCAAGTTGAACCAGGTCAAATAGTAACCTTTATGTATAAATCAAAAGGTGAGACTCGTGGATATAAGAGAACCATCTTGATGTTAAATCCAGATTTACGATTTAGAAAAAAAACTACCAAAAGAATTAAAAGATTTGTTGCAGGATTAGTATTAGATACCGCAATAACAAGACCATTAACTGAAACTAAAATTGAAAAATTATTTGGTAAACTTGGTGGATTAGAATTTGAAGAGGGTTCTATTGCAGCAGATTTACCTGATAGAGTTTCAAAAGCACAAACATCAGTAATGTATAAAAGATTAAAACAATTGGTTGGTCAATATCAAAATTACAGAACATTTGATAGAAGAGAATGTTTAAAACGAAGAGTGTATCTTGAAGTAGATTATAGTAAAATACCAAAAGATACATTAGATGAATTTAGTAAAGAAATGGAACGAAAGTTCCAAAAACAAATTGAGGCTGGAATTGAAAATTAGTTATGGAATCACTGTCCACAATGAACACGAAGAGTTAAATCAGTTATTAGAAATATTAACAGAGAATATAGATTCTGAAGATGAAGTTGTTATAGTTGATGATTTTTCAAATGAAGAAACTCAAAATATAATTAAGAAATATGATGTAGAACATCATCAAAGAAAACTTGGTGGTGATTTTGCAAAACATAAAAATTTTGTAATTGAAAAATGTAGTGGTGATTACATCTTTCACATAGATGCGGATGAATATCCAAATGTTATATTGGTTCAACAATTAAAACAAATACTTGAGATAAATCAAGTTGATTTAATTTGGATACCAAGAATAAATACAGTCGATGGTATTACTCAAGCACACTTAAACACTTGGGGTTGGAAACAAACAGAACAAGGTTGGATTAATTATCCAGATTACCAATCAAGAGTTTTTAAAAATGATAAAAGAATTAGATGGCAACGACCAGTACACGAACAAATTACAGGTTGTAAAACATATGCTCATATCCCACCACAAGAGGAATTGAGTTTGTATCATCCTAAAACAATACACAAACAAGAAACCCAAAATCAGTTATATACTGCAATAACAATGGATAATTATTTATGATAAAAGTAAAAGTTATAAATCCTACACTCGATAGGAACGAACCAACATTCAGAATATTTATGGCGTGTAGAGAACACTTCAAAAATTATGGTATAGAAATAACTGAATCAGATGATTTTGATGTAATGTTTATTGGTATGCATGATTTCATAAACAAGAAAATACCATTGAAATATAGTATTGAGTGGGGAAGTGAAAATGTAGAAAAACTATCACAAGGTGGTAGGTTTATGATGTTCGATGGTTCAGATTCAACATCGTTAATGGGTGGTATTGAGGTAATGCGAAATACTAATCCAACGCGTTACATAAAAAACCAATTATTAAAGCGAGAGTTGTATAATAATCCGATGGATTTTGGAAGATGGTTTTGGGGTAAAGGTGATAATAATCTAAGTTACGATATAACTGAAGATGAGTGGAAAAAGATAGCATTGAGTGGATGGAATCTTGGTTATCTACAAGGACATCTATTTGACCAGAATTTAATTATGCCACCAGCAAATGTAAAACCACACGATGTTTGTGCAATATATCAAGCAGAACACAAAGAGAATTACGAACACGAGATACGAAATGATATTCCATACACCAAACATAGAAAGGGTGCTTGGGATGAGTTAAGTATTGATTTCATATCCAATAAAGATAAATTACCTTATCAAGAGTATATTAACTATTTATATAATTCAAAGGTTTGTTTATCACCATTTGGTATGGGTGAGATATGTTTCAGAGATTTTGAGATATGGGCAACGAGTACAATAATGGTTAAACCAACGATGGATTTAATTGATACTGCACCTAATATGTATATAGATGGTAAAACTTATTTTGGTTGTCAGTATGATTGGTCAAATTTAAATGAGGTGATTAGTAGTATTATAGATGATTTTGATAATCTTAACGAAAAAGTAACTCATTATGCAAGAGAGCAATATTTAAAAGTGTACGATGCACGAAATTATATAGAGCATGTAGTTGAGATGTTTAAGGAAATTAATGAGGAAGAGACAAATGGTTAATATAGAAAATTTTGATAGAAAGTTTAATAGTATAGGTAGAACCAATGAGTGGAAAGAACTACAGAGAAAGTTCAATGATGCAGAACATATATTTTTGTTTGGACATGGTGGTAATCTTGGAGTCGCAGACCATGCAGCAATAGATATCTCAAGGTTAACAGATAAGAATGTTATTGCACCAGGTAGTGGAGTTCTTGCAACATCAATTATTTCAGATGAATCATTTGAAACTTGGTTAGCAAAATGGTTAGAGATAAGAACACGAGGATTGGATACTTCTAAATGTTTGGCAATCGGTATGAGTTGTTCAACGACTGGAGCATCATCAAACTCATTAGTAAACGCGTTGAATTATGCAGTTGAAAATGGTATGGATGGATGTTTATGGAGTGCACAACCAAAGGAAGATTTAGATGAAAGAATTATCCCTATAAGTTTTGATGTTATAAACTACCATACTTCAGAAATATTATCACTCGCGTTAACTTACGAACTAATACATAGTGCTGGGTTCAAATGTCCTACGATTGCTGGAAAAGCAAATCAAAGAAGATTTGATGAATTGGGAATAGAATCAGAAGTTAATACAGAAATATCTAATCTAAATGTACCACCTGGATTTGAAGATGAACAAAAGAATATTGCAGTTGATTTTGATGGTGTTATTCATAATATGGATAAAGGTTGGTATGATGGTACTTGTTACGGAGAACCACTACCAGGTAGTTTAGATGCGTTAAAACAATTGTATAGTAAATGGAATATAATAATCTTCACTGCAAAAGGTAGACCAGATAGACCATTAGTAAATGGAAAGACTGGTATTGAGTTGGTAGAGGAATGGTTAGATAAACACGATGTGTTACAATATGTAGATGAGATTACTTGGGAAAAGCCAAGAGCAGAATATTACATTGATGATAGAGGTATCAAATTTACCAATAATTGGGATGAGATTTTAAAGGAAGTATTGTGAGTTTTTGGGATAATTTATTTTGGGGTGAGTTTAAAATCTATCACTGGCTTAAAAACAAGTATTGGGATTGGAAACTCAAAAGAAAAATTGATAAGAAACTGAAAAAATTAAAATCTAAGGACCCATTTATTTACAAATGAAAGATAATTTTAAAATAGCGGTTATGTTAAACGGACATCCAAAACACTTGGAAACCACTCAACATTTATTTAAACATTGGAATAATTTATATGATAATATAGAGTTTGATTTTTTTGTGAGTATTTGGGATACAATTGATAATGATTATGAAAAATTTGATACCGCATTAGATTATAATGAACTCGATTGGACTACTAAATGGGAAGTATTAAAAGAAGAAGATTGTCCTTATGATTTGAAATCACACGAGGCAGGACATCATCAACCACATTATTGTTATACACTTAAAAAAGTAAATGATTTGAGAAACTCACACGATGAAGAATATGATGCTGTATTACAAACAAGATGTGATATGGTAATACTTAGAAAAACTTTAGATGGTCTTGTAGATGAACTCACGAGAAATCAAATAACTGATAGAAATATGTTTTCTAAGAGTGGGATGAAAATTCATAGTGTTTACTCACCAGAACTGGAGAAATGGAATCATTCATTTTGGACACACGATTATTATTTTTTAGGTTCACCAAAAGTGTTTGATATATTTTCAAAAATGTTTGATGATATGTGGATGAATAAAGATTATGATGGTGAGGTGTTAATGCATGTATTTCCAGCAGAACACTTACACTTAAATGGGATTTGTGTTATGAAACCACAGAATGGTGGATTATCATTATTAATAAGAGAACCTTATAGATTCTCTGAATATAATGAGGATGGAATTGAAGTTGGTACTCAAGTTATTAAAACACAGGCAAATACAAATCAAGGTTGGGCATTAGATAATCCCACACCAAAACAATTAACAAAATTAATAGATAAGCATGGGTTGGATTGGATATATGATTCTAAAAATGGAAGAATGATTCAACACTATTTTGAGAGGATGCCAAAAGTATGAGAACATTATACGCAAATGGTTGTAGTTTTACACTTGGGGATGAGTTAAATCATCCTGAAGTTGAAAGGTTTCCAAATCTGATTGCATATACGAGAGATATGTATGTTGTAAATGAGGCAAGATGTGGAGCTGGGAATGAAGAGATTTGTAGAAAAACTATGGATTATCTTATGAAGTATATCGATGATGGAAATGACCCAAAAGATTTGGATGTAGTAATAGGTTGGAGTTTAGTTTCAAGATGGGAATATTTTGATAATGGTTGGAAAGGTTTAACACCAAACTCAGTAAGTGATAGACAAGATGCTCCATATTATTATTATGGAGTATTTCAATCTACAGAAAAGGATATGTTGGATTTTATGTGGGAAGTTATGGTTGTGGAATCATTCCTAAAAAAACACAATATAAATTATTTCTTCTTTAAGATTGATGCAGGAGAACATATTATGTGGAATCAGACTGGAGCAGAGATAATTGATGGGTTTGATTTAGATAAAATTAATAAATTGTATATACAAAATATTGATACGGATAGATTCCCAAGTTTAGTTAATCCAAGTGAAACCTTTCGTGAGTTTTCATTAGAGTATGCTGGATTAAAACCAGACCATCATCCAAATGAAAAAGCTCACGAATTATTTGCAGAATATATAATGGATAGATTATGAGTGATACACATATGAAAGCACCACAATTAGAAATAAAACAACCAATCATACACGCTGGTCCACACGCCAGAGATGCAATGAATTATATGCTTGATACTGGTTATTTAAAAAATAAATATACTAAACCAGATAACATAACCTTTATCACTGCCCACAATTATGTTGATGATGAGTTGGGAAGTGCTGAATCTAAACTACATAGACACAATCAATTATATGAATTAGAAGATGGTAAAAAGGTTAGTATATTTGAGAAAAATTTAATACATTTAGGTATAGGAACACCCGTAGTTGTTTCTAAACCCGTGTGTGGCCACCATATAACGGACGAGAAGATAGTTGAGGAGTATGGTATGTATTCTCACTTAATGAAAGAACAATGGATACTTGAGTATTTGGAAAACAACAAAACAACAGAATTAACGATGTGGTGTGATGCTGGTGATGTAATATTCAAAGATGACCCACAAAAAATTATAGATATATTTTATGAGTATGATTGTGAATTGTTATTTATGGGAACAACATTCAGAGCTGGAAACAAGGGTGGATTTCACGGAGAATGGGGTGAGAAAGCTATGAATCACGAAGATAATCAATATGGTTATTATTTGAATTGTGGGGTAGTTATAGGAAGAACAGATTTTATGATTGAAATATTGAGAGAAGCATTAAAGTATAAAGATGATAAAAGGTTCACACAACACCCACCAGAAGCACCTGAACATAAACAAATGTCAGATGACCAAGAAATATTTAGACACTTACATCCAAAGTATTATCCAAAAATAAAGGTAGATAACAAAGACGATAGGAGATTAGCATGGCGATATTGATGGGAAAAACGAGAAGAGGATTTACGGCTGGAACAATGGATTTATTACACGCAGGACATATATTGATGTTGAAAGAAGTAAAAGAACAATGTCATTATTTAATAGTTGGTTTACATAGAGACCCAACGATTGATAGACCTGAAAAGAATAAACCTATACAATCAGTAGAGGAAAGAAGAATACAATTAGAAGCAGTAAAATATATAGATGAGATAATTGAATATGATACAGAAGAGGATTTGATTGAGTTGTTAAAGGAGATTAGTCCTGATGTTAGATTTGTAGGTGAGGATTGGAAAGGTAATCCAAATTTGACTGGTATAGATTTACCAATCAAAATAGTATTTAATACGAGAGACCATAATTACTCATCAACCGAGTTAAGAAAAAGGATATTAGAAAATGGTTAGTATAGAATTAATAATGGCAGAGTTCGGAGAAGAACGAAAAAATATGGGTGGAAACTTATTCGAGGGTTCACAGAGATTAGACCCAACATTATCTACATTTTCAAAAGTAATGGGTGATGATTATGATGTAAGTTTAACATTAATAACAGATACAGAGGTATCTATAAATACAGAATTACCATATACAGTCGAGATGATTACCGATAATATATTTGAGGGTAATTCTACTTCACAAAGAGGTGAAGCAAGATATGGTAACAGAAGTAATGATTACTATAAAGTAAAGGGGTTGTTGGAATCAGATGCAGATATTGCTATATGTATGGATTCTGATATGTATGTAGTTAATGATGAGTTTAAAACAATTGTACCACTCACACAAAAATTTGGTATGTGTATACCAGAGAATCCAAGATTACAGGTTAGGTTTGATGGGATTAGAGGAATGGATGGAAACTATACTTTAGACGAAGACCCAACGCGTGGAAATGGTATGATAACTAATATGTCACCAATCACCTTAGATACATCAAATCAAAAAGCAAGAGATGTATTAAAAGAATATTGTAATGAAATGGAAACTAATCCTGCAAGAGGTCCATTATCAATGTGGAGAGCAATATGGAAACAAGGTTGGAATCCAAACATATTACCATTTCAATGGTGTGTTTGTGATATGAGTGTTGGTATTAATGATGTGATTTGTTTACATACTGGTCATAAAAAAGTTGCAGATTATTATTTGGAGAAATAACTATGGAAGAAAAGAAAACAAAAGTAGTAATGGTGATGGCACATCCAGACGATGAAATAATATTTGGTTGGCCAATATTTCAAGATGATGATTACGAAAAGGAAATCATTATGTGTAGTTCAGATTTTAATAATCCAGCAAGACAGGAATATGCTCACAGAAAGTTTTTACTACAAGAGGTGTGTGATAAATATAACATACCATTAACTTGTTTTGATTATCCATCAGAGTTTTATAAATTAGAAACTCGTGGTACTACATTAGAGGATATGCAAAACACGATAGTTGATTGTGTAGATTCAAAGGAATGTGATTTTGTTTTCACACATAATCCTATGGGAGAATATGGACACATAGACCATAAAATGATTTTTGAGTTGATGTACAATAGAGTTGATAAACCATTATTAATTACAGATTTATTACAATCTGAAACACATTGGCCATCACATAAGAAGATACCGAGAAGAATCGAAATGGATTTCTACAAACACAAGTTGTTTGATTGTGAGTTGAATGTTGAGATGTACACAGATATCTACAACATATACAAAAATGGAAACGCATGGACATATTGGAATACACCAGAAACAGAGACAAAAAAATGTTCTCTTTACAAAATTTATTAACTATTTATTAAAGGTTATATTATGAAAAAAGATTCAAATTTAGAGAGTGTTTTAAGAGGTGATGGGATGTCCGCAGTTGATTGGGATACCTTAAAAAAATATGAAAATGTTACAAATATAAGTCTTAAAGAATTGAGAGACGAGTTAGGACTAGGTTCTTGGGCAGTTAGAACTTCATTTAATACAAATTATCAAGGAGTAGTAATTCAACAACAACCAGGTGAGGGTAATAGAAAACACTATCATCCAGAAGCTGATGAGAATTGGATAATAATGGATGGTGAGTTTGAGTGGTGGATTGATGGGAAAGGAACTATGAAAGTTAAAACAGGCGATATCATTAATGTTAAAAAAGGAACTTGGCATCAGATAACTTGTATTAGTGATGAACCAGCAGTTAGATATGCTATCAATTGGCCAGATGTTATGCATGTGTATGAGGATGATGATGAGTAATATTAAGTGGGATTTTACTGATAGAAAAGTTTTAATTGTGGGAGATTCACGAGGTATCGGTGAATGTCTTTTTGCAAACTTTGTTGCTGCAGGAGCAGATGTATATGGTATTAATAGTAGTAATTGTGATATCTCTAACATAGAGGAGATTGATTCTTACTTTACACACAATTTACCAGATGAGATAGATATATTAGTAAATAATGCAGGTATAACATTTGCAAAGAAAATCGAAGATATTTCAGTAGATGAGTGGGATAGTGTAATTGATACAAATCTTAGAAGTTTTTTCTATATCACTAAACAAGTACTATGGAATATGTCAATGGGTGGTAGGATAGTAAATGTATCATCAATTGCTGGTAGAAACAAAAGTATTGGTAATGCTGGAGTACATTATACATCGAGTAAAGCAGGTATAATAGGATTAACAAAACAAATTGCTCACGAGGTTGGTGAAAGAAATATTAATGTGAATGCAGTTTGTCCAAGTCAAACAAGAACCGATATGTTAGAGGAATCTATGACAGAAAAAGAATTAAAAGAATTAGGGAAATTAATACCATTGGGTAGAATCGCAACAAGACAAGAAGTTGTGAATGGAATATTGTTTTTGTGTTCAGATGAATCATCTTACATCACAGGAACAACACTTGATATAAATGGAGGTCAATTATGAGTAATAAATTAACAGCAATAATACCAGTAAGAGCGGGTTCACAAAGAGTTAAGGATAAAAATATAAAACCTTTTGCAGGAACTACTCTATTAGAAATAAAAATAGAAACACTTAAACGAGTTCAAGGTATCGATGAGATAGTTGTAACAAGTGATTCAGAAAAGATGTTGGATATTGCCACTAAGTACAATGTTAGTACTCATAAGAGAGATGAACACTTTGCAAGTAATGAAGTTAACAATAGTGATTTTATGCAAAACCTATCCACAATAGTTGAAGATGGTGATATTATGTTTGCACCTTGTACATCACCACTATTAAGTAGTGAAACGATTACAGAGATAGTTACTAAGTATAAGACAGGTAATTTTAAAAACATTGTTACTGCTATATCACACAAGCATCATATGTGGTTAGATGGTAGACCATTAAATTACAATCCAAGTGATTCACCAAATTCACAAGATTTACCTGATATATATTCGGTAAATTATGGATGTTGTATTTTATCTAAAGAAGATTTACACAAACACAAAAATGTTGTATTTGAACCAACATTTTTTTTAACAGATGAAATAGAATCAATTGATATTGATACAGAGTTTGATTTCAAAGTTGCAGAGTATATTTATGGGGAGTTAAATGTATAAAGAAATATTAGAATTAAAAGATAAACATCTTGGTGATGATATTTGGATTATATGTGCAGGTGGTTCAATGAATTATATTAATTCAAGTTTCTTCGAGAACAAAATAACAATTGGGTTAAATCAAGTGTACCGACACTTTCCTTGTGATTATGCAGTGATGAAAGATTTATCAGAATCTTCAAGGTTTGATGCAAGTATTGACGAATTGAAAGGTGCTGAGTTAAAACTATTATTCTCAAAGTTTCACGCTGGACATTATAGTTCTGGAGAAAATAAACCTGAATATTCAGACAACTTTTATATGTTTGACCATATGGATAATGGGAACAATAAAAAAACAGATGGTAGTTTAGATTTAGATTGTATTGGAACAGATAAGATGGTTTGTGTAAGGTCAAGTATAACGAGTGCAATGAATATAGCAGCATATATGGGTGCAAAAAATATTATAATAAGTGGTGCAGATAATGGAGCAGTAAATGGGGATAAATACTACAATGGTTATATGGAAGGTCACTGGCAATCTTCAGATAACTATGGTGGAATTACTGAATGGTTAGGACTTATTAAAGATATGAATATAGAAGTTAGAGATAAAATTAAAGAGGTTTATGGGTGTAATATTTATTCATTAAATCCTTTTTGGAATATGGGGTTAGAGGGAAATACTTATGAACCATTCTAACAAAATTGATTTTATAATAGTAAGTTTTAAAAATACAGAATATGTAAAACTTGCACTTGAAAGTGTAGAGAAATTCGTAGACCATCCATTTGATGTAACCATAATTGATAATGGTGATGATGTAGAAAGATACAAAGAAATCTATAAAGATAAGGATAACTATCAGATATTAAAAGGCCCACAAGATGGGGTGTGGAAGAAACCAGGTGATGGTAGTATAAATCATTCTGCAGGATTAACAATGGGTATGAAAAATACTTCCAATCCAATAGTTTGTTTTTTAGATTCAGATATATTATTCCTTGATACTTGGACAGAGGATATACTACCACTAATAGAAAATGTTTTCTTGGTGAGTAATAGATTTGATAGAAGTATATGTAGAGAAATGTTTATGATATTTAAACGAGAGAATTTTGAGAAGTATGATTTGTATCCAGATGCAACTCACATAGATAGTTGTGGTAACATAACTAAGGTAGCAGCAGAGAATAGAGAGAGTTGTATTATATTAGAGAATACAGCATTTACAATGCAAGGACAATATGTTGGTGATAAATCAAAACACATTTTAAATTTACCACACGGAGAACAATGTTCAATCAATCAAAAACCATTCTTCTTCCATTATGGTAGAGGAGAAACAAGACCACAAGAAACCATAGATTTATGGAACAAGGAAGCGAGGAGATACTTAGATGATACCACTATTTAAAGTATTTATGGACAAGAATGCTCACAAATCAGTACGAAAAGTATTGGAGAGTGGGTTTATAGGACAAGGACCAAAGGTAGAAGAGTTTGAAAGTAATTTAAAAGAATACTTTGGAGTTGATTATATCTCGACTGTAAATGCTGCAACATCTGCAGAACATTTAGCATTACACCAATTAAAAAAACCAATAGATGAAGTATTTGAGGGTTGTGCATCAAGAAATATCTGGCCTGGATTAGAGGATGGTGATGAAGTATTAACCACACCATTAACTTGTACTGCAACCAACTGGCCAATACTTGCAAATAACCTAAAGATAAAATGGGTTGATGTAGATGAGAAAACATTGAATATGGACTTGGTTGATTTAGAAAGAAAGATAACAAAGAAAACAAAAGTTATATTTGTTGTACATTGGGGTGGTTATCCAGTCGATTTAGATAGATTAGATATGATTGCAAGGAACGCAGAAAAACGATTTGGTTTTAAACCAGCAATTATAGAAGATTGTGCTCACGCGATGGGTTCTACATATAATAACAAACCAATAGGTTCTCACGGAAATTGGTGTACATTTAGTTTTCAAGCAATTAAACACATCACAACGGGTGATGGTGGAATATTAATCACACCAGATAGAGAATCTTATGATAGGTCTAAGTTGTTAAGGTGGTATGGTATAGATAGAGAATCTAATAAGAAAGATTTCAGATGTGAAGAAGATATCAAAGAGTGGGGATATAAATTTCATATGAATGATATTGCTGCAACACTTGGTATTGAGAACTTTAAACATTTAGATGAGATAGTTAGTAAACATCAAGAGAATGCACAATACTATGATGAAGAGTTAAGTGATGTAACAGATGTACAATTATTAGAAAGAAAACCTAATCACAAATCATCATTTTGGATTTATAGTTTATTAGTTGATAGAAAAGATGAGTTTATGGAACATATGAAGAAACACGATATTATGGTATCACAAGTACACGAAAGAAATGATATTCATAGTTGTGTAAAAGAATTTGAAAGAAACCTACCTACACTTGATAAGATTACACCAAGATTAATTGCAATACCAGTTGGTTGGTGGGTTACTAAAAAAGAACGAGAGTATATCGTTCAGACTATTAAAAAAGGCTGGTAGATTATGTTAACACCTAATATACATCCACGAGAAATAGAATTAGTACAGAGTTATTGCAAAGATGATTCGGTAATGTTAGAGTGGGGTTGTGGTGGTAGTACTACAATATTCCCAAAGTATGTAAAGAAGTTTTATAGTATAGAACATAACTTAGATTGGTATTGGAATGTACAACAGGAGATATATGATGATAAACTTGATAACGCAGAAATACACTTATGTGATATACCAAAGGGTGTACCAACCAATAGAGAGGAATTTTGGAACAAGTATGATGATAATATACTATATGCTTCAGAACATTTAGATAATCATAATATACCAAAGTTAGATGATTGTGTATATCCAAGAGATAAATATGTTTGGGGTGAGTACATAGATTATGTAGATAACTTGGGGGTTGACCATTTTGATATAGTATTTATAGATGGTAGAGCAAGAACAGATTGTGCTTATAAAGTATTGAATTATATAGATGAAAATTCCATCGTGTTCATACACGATTTCTGGCCAAGACCAGAGTACCATAAAGTGTTTGATTATTATACTGAAGTTGTTAGTATAAAAGATACGCAAGTAGGAGATGGTGGACAAACGATAGTAGGATTGAAAAAGAAGTGAATAAACAAAAAGAGTTATTAACTATATTAGAATCAAATGATATAAATATAGATATTTTGAAAGAGAATGATGTTTGTTTAATGGGTGGTAGTATTCTAAAATTAATGATGGAGTTACCATTAGATTCAGATTTAGATTTATATTTTAGAGATTACGAAAAATACAAAAATGTAGATGATTATTTTAGAGATTCATTTGAATGTATAGAAGAAACTAATGCATTCAAAAATTATAAATGTAAGGATTTAATTGTTCAATTGATATGGAACAACGATGATAATGTGAGGTGGGGAAAGGGAAGTTACGATGATGTGGTTTCTAATTTTGATTTCACTATAATCACTGGTGGATACGAGTTTAAAAACGAAATGTTTAGATATTCACCTACATATTTTGATGATATATCACATAAAAGGTTAATTTGTAATCATTGGCCACTAAGAGTTGAGAATTATCATACCATTGAACAATTACTTGGTAGAATAGATAAATTTAAGAAGATGGGATTTACAATCAGTAGTGATTTGTTAAATCAAATAAAGGAGTTATGATGGTGAAAGAGTTAGTGGAGAGAGAATATACAGATTTAAGGTCATCAGTAAATGCGGTTGGTGAAGTGGTAACACAAATCATACATTTTGTTGGTGGGGAGAAAAGAACATTTAACCATGTCATATCAAAATCATTATTACAAGGACAGTTTACTAAATTTAAACAAACTGATGGTACTTGGGTAATGGTTAATGATAAAAACATATTATGTATTGAGGTTTTTAATGAAGAGTAAAAATGTAGTATTTATGACTGCAATGGTAGATGCACCAGATAGATTAGATTATGCTGAGTGGTGTTATAAATCGTGGCAATATTGGTGTGATAAGAATGATGTAGAGTTATTCATATTAGAAGATGAGTTAAGACCAAAGGGTGATGGAACAATGAAAGTTCCAGGTATGAAACCCACTTGGCAAAGATGGCATGCGATGGAAGTATTGGATGCAAATGGTATAGAATATGATAATGTAGCATTAGTTGATATTGATACGATGGTACATTGGGATTGTCCAGATTTTTTTGAAGCATCAAAAGGTGAGTTTGGTGCAATACAAGATAGATTCTTTATAGAGTGGACTCATAATAGTATTCAAGGTTATCAAGATTTTTGGCCTGATATTAAATTTGATTGGTTAAGTTATTTTAATTGTGGTTTCATTGTATTGAATAAGAAACACAAAGAATGGTGTAAGAGTGTTACAGATTTTTACTATAAGAACGAAGATGAAATACGAATGAGACAACACGAGACTGTAAAAAAGGGTTCAGACCAAACACCTATTAATTATATGATACGAAATAGTGAACACGATATTGAGTTTTTAGATGAGAGATTTAATCTACAACAATTACATCTACGAGGAGTATTACAGAGTGATTTACTATGGAATGTTGGTTGGGTTTGGCATTTTAATGGATTTGAAAAAACAGAACGAAATGCTTTGATGAAGAATGTATGGGAGAGAGTAAAACACAATTATGCATAAGTTAACTAATAAGATTGCAATCGGATGTTTAGTACAATTCTATGAAATAGATATCATAAAAGATTATCTACTTAGTGTACAAAAAGCATTAACTGATATTGAAAACAAAGAGAATGTGGTTATTGACATTTGTTTTAATTTAAATCAAGGGTTGGAACAAGTTGATACAAAGAAAATAACTATTGGTGAACTACGAGATAACTTCAGAGAAATATTAAAGGGTATATTTGGATATGACCACCACTTTGATTCAACATTAGAATATAATTTAAGATTAGTAGAACACGATAGGAATGGTGGAGACCATCGAGAAGATATTTATACTATTGCTGATTATCGTAGAGAGTTTAATGAAAAGTATTGTGAAGAAGTAGATATACTTATGTGGGGTGAGAGTGATTCATTGATACCAAAACAAACATTTGAAATATTAGATAATCTACATACTGCAGCAAAAGAAACAACACCAAAGTATGTTGGATTTTTCAGTACTTGTAAAATGTGGGATGATACTTGGAAAATATTAGAACATCCAGACTTCACAGATAAACCATTCATAGAGGGTGATTTAACAAATTGGTGGAGTTTACGATACAATATGAAACAGCAAGAAATGGATTTGATTAATGAAAAGGTTGAGGATTTAGATATACAAGTTACTCAAAACCTAAAGTTTAATGGGTGTGGATTAGTTATATCATCAGATGTAATTAAGAGTGGAGTTAATATACCAAAAAGTGTATTCTTTGTACACGAAGATACAGCATTTATGAATAATTGTTTAATACACTTTCAAGGCCAATTAACACAATATATAATTAAAAATATTCTATTGGTTCACAATAGAAAATTACCAAATAAACGAATGTATATAAAGGGACAGGATTTCACAACAGATGATATGACTGTGATGAGAAAGAAACAATATTGGTTTCCTAACGCAGATAAAATGTCCCAACAAAATGCATTCAATTTAAGTAAACAGGCATACACTTATAGTTGGAGTGATGTCTTTAAAGACTACGAAAGGGTTGAAGATGGGAGCAATACACAGAGTAATACCTGATGATAGACCAGGACAAGTGTGGTGGTTTCACGGAAATAGCGGAAGTGGAAAGACAAACATTGCTTTGAAGTTCGATGTACCAAACAAAATAGTTTTGGATGCAGATGATTTTAGAGAGAGTGTTTGGGATGATTTGGATTTTAGTGAAAAGGGTAGAAGAAAACAGAATGATAGGTTGGCGAGGATAGCAAGAGTGTTATGGGTACAAGGAAAAAATGTAGTTATAGCATCTATATGTCCATATGCAGACCAAAGAAAACAAATTAGGAATGAGATATTACCTGATGTTAAATGGATTTATGTCAATAGTAAAGATAGTAAACCATCAACAAAAGAATATCCATTCGAAGAGGGATGGTAGATGAAAAATAATGTAGTTGTCGCGATAGATGATATACATCCAGAAAAAGGTTGGGGAGTTGAGGGAGATATTCAAGTTGAGTATCTCTCTGAGCTCAATAAAAAGTATGGTGTAAAGTTTAATTTATTCATACCAAGTAATTATCACGATAAGTATCCAATCACAAAAGAGTTTGTTAATTTTTGGAAACAATACGATTGGGTGGAGATGAGTAATCACGGTCATTTTCATGCATGTCAAACTGAAGATATTGGTGAGATGGAATATTATGAATTACAATATGGTGATGCAACACAGCGAATCCAAACATCACAAGATTTGTGGGAGAGTTGTGGTTATATACCAAAAGGATTTAGAGCACCAGGTTGGGGAGTGAACCAACAAAGTGCAGATGCAATCAGTAATTATTTTCAATGGGTTGCAGGACATAGTGAAATCAATAAAGGGATAACTTGGGGGTGTGATTTCTTCGAGGGATGTGATGGTATTAATGAATCAGACAATATAAGTTTATATGGAAATACATTTATGTTTCAATCACACATCAATGGAACACACAATGATAATGTGTGGAAAGAGGAAAATTTTTTACATTTTGACAGAGTTATTGAATACTTATTATCACAATATGATTTACAATTTGTTACAATATCAGAGATAAAATGAACATAGTATTTTTTTCAGAGAGTCAAATATATGGTAAAGTTCCAAGAGATTTTGAGAACGCCAGAACAGAATATGCATGGTCAATAGCATTAGATGCTGAGTGGTCACCTATCAAGGATACACCACGAAGAAAGAGATATGATTTAGGAATAGTAATTATACCAAAGAATAATCCTGAAGTAGATATTAATCACTTCAAACAATTTTGTGATAAGGTGGCAGTAATGCAAGAAGGCCCACATTGGTACTTCCAAGATTATTCAGTTGATAAACAATTTAAATATTTCAATTCATTGATGGATGCAGATTGGGTTTATTGTCATAATGAATCTGATGTGAATTACTATCTTGGATTAGGTTGTAAAGATGTAAGGGTGATGAGAAGTTTGATGATTACAGATGGTTTAGTTCCACGAAATGAGTGGGGTGATGGTACAATGGTTGGTGGTAATATGGTAAGTTGGTATGGTGGATTTGATTCGTATATGGTAGCAAGGGAAATAGGTAATCCTATATCTGCACCATCAATGGGTAGAAAACAAGAACAAGAAGATATGATAGAGGATATAAATTACCTACCTTATATGAATTGGAGAGAATGGGTTACTAATTTAGGACAATATAATATAGGTGTTCATATGATGAGAACACACGCAGCAGGAACATTCGCATTAAATTGTGGGTTTCACGGAATACCTTGTATTGGATACAAAGGATTGGATACACAAGAAATACTTCATCCATTGACTACAGTCGAGGTTGGTGATTTAGATGAAGCAAAAAGAATTGGAAAGAAATTAAAAGAGAATGATAAGTTCTACAAGTTATGTAGTGAAACAATAAGAAAACGATATGAATCAAACTATACTGAAGAAGTATGGAAACGAAATTGGGAGTTAAGAAACAAATGAATATATTAGTAACAGGTGGTGCTGGGTTCATCGGCACTAATTTAATCAAAAGGTTATTAGAAGATGGACACGAGGTAATTTCAATAGATAATTACTACACAGGTTTTAAATCAAACGAGCATGGACAAGCCAGATACATTCACGGAGATATTAGAGAGGATGGTATTCTTGATGGGATAGATGGTATTGATTGTATATTTCATTTAGCTGCATTGGCAAGGATACAACCATCATTTGATGACCCAACGAGTACAATTGATACAAACACACAAGGTACACAGAGAGTATTAGAATATGCTAGAAAAGAAAACATACCATTAGTTTATGCTGGTTCATCATCAGTACACGGAGATGTACACGCAAATCCTTATTCATTTAGTAAATGGCAAGGTGAAGAATTAGTGAAACTATATCATCAGATATATGATTTACCAACAATAGTATGTAGGTTCTACAATGTATATGGGCCTAAACAATTAGTGGATGGGGAATATTGTACTGTCGTAGGTGTATTTATGAAACAATGGGAAGAGAATAGAGATATAACCATTACTTGGGATGGAGAACAAAGAAGAGATTTCACGCATGTTTACGATATTGTAGATGGATTAGTTAAATCAGCCGAGAAATTGGTTGATGGTGAAGTTAATGGAAACTTCTTTGAGTTGGGTAGTGGAGTAAACTATTCTATTAATGAATTGGCAGATGCATTTGGAGAACATCCAAAAGTAAAAGTACCAAAAAGACCAGGTGAGATGAGAGAAACACTTTGTACAGATGAATCTGCAAGTGAGTTACTCGGATGGGCACCAAAAGAAAACCTAATAAAATGGGTAAAGGAACAAGTGAATGAATCCAATTAGTTTTATCATTCCATCGAGGAATAATCTAAAGTATTTAAAACAGGCATATGAGAGTATTCGTGAAAACCAATCGGTAGAACACGAGATATGTATTGCAGATGATGCAAGTACTGATGGAACAATGGAACAAGTATTAGTTTGGATGAAGAGAGATAAGAATATCAAACTTCATATCAACAAAGGCCCAGATAGATTGGGACATACAATACTATATGATACACTAATTAATGATTATGCAACACACGATAGGGTTATGATATTCCACGCGGATATGATTCTAACACCTAATTCAGATAAAGAGGTTGATAAGTATTTAGAAAAGGGTAAAGTTGTATCATTAACGAGAATAGAACCACCACTACATCCAGATGGGCCTGAGAAGATATTAATGGATTTTGGTATAGAACCTGAAGAGTTTAAGAGAGATGAGTTATTAGAGTTTGTAAAGGATTTACAGAGTAAAAACTCAGATGGAATTAAGTATGGCCCACTCGCATTAAACCGAGAAACATCAGAGGGAATATTCGCTCCTTGGGCTATTATGAAAGAGGATTGGGATTTCATTGGTGGACATGACCCTATATTTGCACCACAAAGTAAAGAAGATTCAGATATATTCAATAGGTTTTATCTTGCTGGATATACATTTATTCAAACTTGGCAGGGGTTCGTGTATCATATGACTTGTAGAGGTAGTAGATTTAAAGATGGTGCGATAAGAAATCCTGCAGGACAGGTGTTTATGAAGAA